CGATCACACAAAGCGACGCGCCAACCCCCTCGGCTGATCACCAGGTGGGTTGGCGCGTCGTTTGGATCGTTCAGGCAGCTTGGTGCTTGGGCAGGATTTGGACAGTCTTGGGGTTGAAGTACCTGCCACCCGGTTGGCGACCCGGCCGCCCCTTCAGCAGTGTGATCTCGAACAGCGCATCGATGACCGCCCGCTTGCGTCCGAGTGTCACGGCTTCCCACGCTTCTTCGACATCGTCAGCGTTGGCGATGCCGTTCAGCGGCGAGCGAGCGGACGACTCCTGCAGCTTCGCCTCGATCCTCTTGAGGTCCTCATTCATGCGACCGGCCGCGATCTTGTAGGCCGCCCGGTCGATCTCCCGGTTACCCAGGTCGACCGCCAAGCCCTCCAACTCGGCCCGGATGGCGTTGGCCTCGTCCTGCAACTTGGCGATCTCCGACTCCGGCACGTCATAGAGCCGCAGCTTCGCCTCGGGCCGCTTCAGGTAGGCCAGAACCACCTCGGTCACGTAGGCGTCGGTGTACGTGATCGGCCGCGTCAGGTGGCTGCCGCCCCGGCACCGATACGCCTGCCGCCTTCCACGGCTTCCTCCGGAACTCCCGACCTTCACGGTCGTACCGTCCGCGCAGACCCCACACCGAAACAACCCGGAACCCAGGTGCTTGCGGATTCGGACGTCGGTGGTACTCCGCGCCGGATCGAGTAACTTGGCGCGGACACCCAACGTTTCGTGCTCAGCGCAGATGGTAGCCCACTGCGCCTTCTTATTGCGCACCTCGCCCTTGTGCGTACTGATACCGGCGTTACGCCACCGGCACAGCACGTACTTCACTGAGGTTCGCGTCCACGTTCCACCGCGGGGGTTCTCAATGCCGAGCTCGATCCACTGACGTGCGATCTCACCCAACGAGAAATCCGTGTCATTGGTAGCCAGCACCTGCTTCATGGCGTCATGGATCGCTTTGGCCTCGTTCGGACGGAGCGTAAGGCCATCCTTTTCGTATCCAGTCGGCCGCGACCCACCACGCCACAAGCCCTTATCAGCGGCGGCTTCCTTTTCCTCCCACATCCGTTCTTGCCCGTGCTCGATATCGTACGAACCCACGGCGCTCTTGATGCGTGCGGTGAGCCGGCCTGCCGCTTTCCGCAGGTTGAGCGGACCCTCCTGCGTCTGGATTTCAAGATCATAAAGTCGCGCGAAATGGATCAGCTCGTTGAGCTCCTGGTCACGCCGGTACAGCCGCTCGGTGTCCCACGCGATGATCATCTCCGCTCCGCCGGTGCGGAGAAACTCCAGCATCCTGACGTAGTCCTCGCGTGGCTTGTCCGAGTACGCGGTCAGATCGTTGTCCGTGAACACGGCAACCACGTCGGCGTCGAGCCGCTCGGCTAACGCCCGGTTCGCCTTCTCCTGGCGTTCGACGCCCAGCTCCCGCTGCTTGGGGTCGCTGGATATGCGCTGGTAGAGGACAGCTCGACGTCGCTGGGTCTCAGTCACGCAGCGATCGTACGCTTAAACCGCCCTAACTTGACAAGCGACCACTCGCTCTCTACGTTGGAGCGGTATCACTTCCACCCGAGCGGAGCAGCCACCATGGACGCACCACCGGCCGCGCAGCCTGACGTGACGCCGCAGGAGCGCGAGCGCTTCAACATTGGCTTGATCGCCAGTGTGTTCGACGTGCTGGAGAACCACGGGTACCAGCGCCCTACCGAAGAACACGCGTGTAACCGTGCGACCGGTGGTGCCGTCAGCGCCCTACTGGTTCTCGTGGAGACCTTCGAGGGGAAGCGATGAGAAAGCGCCTCCCACGGGCGTGGCCGCTGGTCCCGCTGTCCGCACCGGCGACCGTCGCCATCTGGTCGGGCTGGGTCGGCGTGGGTGAGATGACCGGCTTCGGCCCGGTCAACCTGTTACCCGGCATTGGAGCCGGCCTGGAGCTCAACACCGCGATTACTCTGCCGATCGGCATGGAGACCTACGCGGCCTATGCGCTGCGGGTGTGGCTGTCCGGTGAGCACCACACTGAGAAGACTCGGCGATTCGCGCGGATTTCGGCGATTGCCTCGCTGGTCGTCGGCGCGCTCGGTCAGGTCGCGTATCACCTGATGCACTCTCTGAGCATCACGCAGGCGCCCTGGTGGATCACCGCGCTGATCGCCTGCTTGCCGGTGGCCACGCTCGGCATGGGCGCAGCGTTAGCTCACCTCTGCCACCAGGACACCCTCCAGGCTCGCCAGGAAGCTGGCGACGAGTTGGCGGAGGAGCACCAGGCACCTGGCGACGAGCTGGCGGGCGACGAAACTGGTGAGTCCAGTAACGATGACGAGCCTCCGTCAGATGACCTTCTTGCGCGGGCCGAAAAGGTGATCGCCGAAGGCGCGAAGGACAAGGTCACGATCGGGCGTGGCCGTCTCGCTCTGCGACTGGGCATCACCAAGCACCGCGCTCGCGTCGTCCTCGACGAGCTGGCCAAGCGCAAGCAGGCGTCTGCCGCCAGCGCGTAGCAACGCCCCCACAGACTTCGCGCGGCACCACCCGACCGCGCGGTGAGAGAAAGCAGGAAAAGTGAATAACGTTCAACCTCCCATGGAGCCGACCCGGCTCGCATCCGAGGCCGAGGCGGCGTCGGCGACGCCGGCCAAGAAGTCCCGCAAGCTGGTCAAGGTGGCCAAGGTTGGTGGCATCGTTGCTGGTCTCTTGATCGCGTATGCGATCGGGCACTCCGGGAGCAGCTCGACCGCAGCGACGGCCGCCACGCCCGCTGCTCCGTCCGTGTCGACCTACACCAAGACGGAGGTCTCCACGGTCACCGCATCGCCGTCGGTCATCACCCAAGTGGTCCCGCCGGCCGCCCCGCCCGCGCCGACGACGTGGGAGGACGGCACCTATCAGGTGGTCGCCGCCGGTGCATCGACGGACAGCACCAGCATTCCGGCCGGCACCTACGCGGTGACCGCTAAGAAGACGCTGTGCCTGTGGAACACCTCGAACAGCTACGACGTCGGCAACAACATCAAGGGCCAGGGCACGGACCTCGTTGTGCTGCATCCGGGCGAGTATGTCGAGTTCGAGGGCGGCTGCACCTGGGCGAGGAAGTGACGGTGAAGACTGACCGGTTGATCCGCACCTGCTGCGCGGTGGTGTCCACGGTCATGCTGATGCTGATCGCGTACGAGCTCAGCGGCGTGTACCACGCCTTCAACTGACGGTGAGCGATGTGAGGGGCCAGTCCGGGCTAGTGGGCTGGCCCCTCACTCTGTTAGCGTGATCGCGCTCCACCCGGACTCCATTGCGGCGACCAGTTGCGGAGCGCGGAAGCGCTCAGGCAACACCCCTCTCCGGGCGGAGCACCTTCCCCGCGCTCGCGGGGGTGGCTCGTACCGGGCGTCGTGCAGGTTGCAGAGCAGACCGCATGTCCCCGCGCACGCGGGGGTGCAACCCCTCGGGGTTGAGGATCACAACGAACGTTCCCCACCTGATCACCGGGTGACAGTGAAGGGGCCTCCTCGCCAGGCGAGAGGAGGCCCCTCCATTTTGTGCAAAATGGTGGCAGGAGGGGGTTGCATCTGCTGTCAGGTGCATCCAGAGTGATGATCCTGACGGCAGGAGCGTCGAGGAGGTCCCACCACCATGGGCTCTCGTCTTGTAGGACGATCACAGCGCGCGGGCTTCAACCATCGGGCGGTATCAGTCACTGACGGCGAGAAGACAGCGATCTGTCCCCACTGCGGTCGAGACGTGCAGCCGGACCCGTTTGGCCCCGAGGGGTTACGACGGCACACGGTGATCAGCGACAGAGCGAAGCCGGGGAGCAAGTATCCGCCCAAGGCCGAGTGCAACGCGCGGTATTGGTCGCGGCGGCGCGCGAGCTAGCTGCAGACGAAGCGAGGGGCCAGCCCACTACTCCTGGGCTGGCCCCTCGTCCATCGTGGGTGGGCAGGTCAGCGGCTGAAGCGCCCCGCCTTCACCGCGGCGACGAGTGCGGACACGTCCACACGCAGCGTTGGGCCGGTGGGGTTCTTCGAGTCGCGGAGTCGGCCATCGTTCGACAGCTCGACGCAGTTGGCGCCGTTGCCGGAACTTCGGCTCGCTTTGCGCCAGGTGGGTTCCACTGGTTACCTCACTAATTGATCATTCCTGAGATGAGCTTGAGGCTCTCCTCTTCATCGAGCGCTTGTGCGCCCAGGTGATCGAACAGCATAGAGAGCTGTGTGACCACGTCTTCATCGTCCACGAGATGTCCACCCACGGCATACTCGGTATAACCGACGGGCAAGGAGACCTCGGGCTTGAAGCCAAGAACAGCGAAGCCCCCGGCCATGCTCACGTGCAAGCCGGTCGTGATCGGTAGCACCTGAACCGTGATGTTTGACCGTCCTGCCATCGCTACCAGGTGCCTGAGCTGCGCTGCTGCAACATCGGTATGGGCCAAACGGTGCAGTGCTGACTCAGATACTACGACGTGCAGGTCCAGTAGTGCTTCGGTGTCGAACAGCCGCTGCTGACGCCGCATCCTTACTGCCACCTTGCGCTCGATCTCACCCGGATCGGCTGTCGGTGCGAACAGGTAGTGCACCTGACGTGCGTACTCCTCGGTCTGCAGCAGCCCGGGGATGAGTTCCAGCTCGAAGGTGCGCTCGCGAGTAGCGACCGCCTCCATGCCGACGAACGCCCCGAACCAAGGCGGCAGCTTGTAGGTCGACCACCAGCCCTGCTTGCTCGCCTCGCGACGGATCTCCTCCAGGACCTCGCGGACCTCGTCTGTCGCGCCGTAGAGGTCCAGTAAGACGGTCAGCTCCGGCTTGCGGAGTGCGTTCCTCCCGTTCTCGACGTGCCGCACCTTGCCTGGTGAGCATCCGAGCACGTCGGCGGCAGCCTCCACCGAGACGTCGGCTTGCTTGCGCAGTCTCTGCAGGTGATCGCCGAGCTGCTTCCGGCGCATTGTCGGGCTGGGTGACGACATGGCGGTGAGCCTACCGATCGCGTCGTAGTTCACCCGTTTGGATGTGGGTGTGGCGTATCACTACGTCGTAGCCTACACCCGTAGCTCACCGTCGATGACGTTAGACCGTAGCGTAGCGGGAGGCACCACCGTGAAGCAGACCGATGGCTTAGGCCGCGTCCTGGCCACACTGATCAGCCCTGGCCTCACGCCGTTCCTGGCGGTCGGGCTGCTCATGGCCGTTGCCATCTTGATCGCGGTGCTCCGCGTCCTTCGAGCGCCGGGTCAGCACGCCGGCGCCGGTGAAGGTGCCGCACTGACCGTGAGCGAAGCGACGCTGCGGAACGCCACCGAGGACACCGGGGTCATGTACGTGTTCGACGCGGACGCCGACACCTACGGCCGGCACGCGCTGCGCATCGACGACTCCCTGCCGCTGATCTCGCTGGGATACGTGGCCTGATGATCTCCCGCGCTGCTCGCCACGGTTCGGCATCGGGCATTGGGCCCGGTGGCGAGACAGCGCGGGCGGGGTGTTCCCAATGCACCCCAGGGGATCGGTGGCGCCTCGACACCGTCGCCGGTCCCCGCTCGACCATCGTCCGCGACGCCGGCCTGACCAACCGGCCTGGCGCGGACATCCCTGGCGCGGCGGAGTGCCCGTGCCAGGCCGGCGACCCGGGGCCGTGCTGGTTCCTTCTCCTCGGGTCGCCGGCCATTCAAACGGCGGCGGTTACCCCCTCGACCGTCGCTTGGGCCGCCACGGGCAGCCCGCAGCCCCCCGTCTGCCCGTGGCGGCCCTTCCTCTCTCACTCGATCCGTCGGAGGTGCGTTGTGACGCACACGCGCGTGTCCCTGCCCGAGCCGATGCTGTGCCAGTCGGTGCGCAGACTCCTGCAGGGACCCAGACACCGCCGACGCATCGACGGGATCCGCGCCCGAGTCGACGCGACCCTGTCGTACCTGCTGACTCCGCCGTCCGACCCCGCCCCCGACCGGGACGGTCGGCGGTCCTACCGCGCCGCTGGTCCGGTTGTCCGAGTCACCGGGCCGGCGGCGTTCCCACGCCACTACGACCGGCGAGGTGCGGCATGATCCTGCCACCCGAACAGATGATGTCGATTCCTGAAGCGATCAGCCGATGGCCGGTGTTGCGGCGGCTCGCTGACGAGGCCAAATCCGGCCACTGGTCCTTCGCGTACGCGGAGCAGCGCGGCGCGTGGGAGTGCACGGCGTTGCGTGTGCACCCGGACAGTACCGGCGACATCATGCGTTTCCGCTCCGATACCGACGCCGAGGCGCTCCGGGTGACACCGAATGCCGACATCGTCTGGAAGTGGACGGGCACGCTCGCCGAGGTGCTCGACAAGATCACCGACCTGCCGGCGCCCACTGACCCGTTCGCGCCTCGCCTGGTGCTCGGTCGCGCACCCGCCAAACCACTGACTGCACGTCTGATGTGGCCGCGTTGACCCCGCGGCCCGAGGTTGCTGCTGCCGCGATCGAGGCTGCCCGGCGTGCACGCCGCGATCTGGTCAAAGCCGCTGATCGATCAGCTCCGTCGATGGATCGAAGGCCCGTCCAGCGATAGGTGGGCCTTCGGCTTGTCCAGCACTAGTCCCACCTCACCGGGGGAGATTTATGTGTCTACGCAGATGCCCCAGGACGTCTTCGACGACCTGTACTCGGCGGTCTACGCGATCCTTGACGACGCGAAGATGGACCGCGACCTGCTGAAGCTCTACAAGGGCAGCCATGGTGCGACCGATCCGCACAGCCACGTTCTGGAGTTCGGGAGGTTTTTCTACCAACAGCGGCGCGGCCTGCTCGGTTGGGTGGTCGACAAGGTGGGGCGCTGCTCTCCTGACGTTCTAGACGAGTTCGATGCGCTGCACCGTCCCCGCGTATCCATTCGCGCCGTGTTCGACATGTTGGCCAGTGTGAGCCGCCGCGACGGGGAGTCCGACCAGGACTTTCTGCACTACCTGGCGCACCGCCGGCACAGTCTCGGCGCGTACCGGGGCGGGTCCAGCGGTTACGACGACGAGGCGCGGGCGTTCGCAGCAGCGTGCTTTCAGCACTCCGGACTGCAGGTCACCCCGGACGAGGTGTTGGTGTGCTGTGGCGGGGCCAAGGGCGTGTTCCTGGCCTTCGCCGCGGCGTTGATGTGCACGCGGGTGTTCGACGACCTGCATCACGGCGGCGGACAGCTTCTCGCCCCTGACGGCTACTACCAGTCGCTACGCTTGATTCCCGCCATCTTCGGTGGGGACATCGCGGTCGCACCTCAGCTCACGGGCCCGGTTGTGCGGGAATGGCTGGCCGATAGCCAGGGCCAGCAGGGACGAGCCATCTACGTGCCGCTGGTCAACAACCTGGACGGGCGGGTTCTGGACCGTGACCGCGCACTGGGTATCGCCCAGGTGGTGCTCACCCATAACCAGGATCACCCAGGCGACCCGGTGTACGTGCTCGCTGACGACGTGTACGCCGGCAGCTACCTCGGGGACGTCGACCCACAGCCGATCGGCGCGGTCACCGGTGTCGACCTCGGGGACCACTCCCTCGGGCGCATGTCCGACTGGACCGTCAGCGTCGTCACCCCATCCAAGACGGTCGCACTGCCGACTAGCCGCGTCGCGTTCGCGACGTCCACTTCCGCGCGGCTGAGGCAGGCTGTGGCTCACTACCGCACGGTGTTCAGTCACGGTCGCGTGCCGCAGATCGACGAGCTGACGGCGGTTGCGGCGCTGTGTCTGACTCCGCAGTCGTGGGTGGATGGGTGGAACCTGCGCTACCGGCGCACTGTGCTCGGCCTGGAGCGTGATGTGGCCGCGCTCAACGCGGAGATCGGGTGGGAGGCGTACCGGCTGGAGGTGCCGCAGGGCGGCTGGTACATGCCGCTGCAGATGTCCCATCGGCTCCTGCCTTCGCAGGTCACCAGCAGCGTGGATGCCTTCAGTGTGCTCCTGCACTACGGCGGTGATCGCGTTGACACCGGGATCGGGATGCTGCCCGGCGAGCTGTTCGGCTACAGATCCTCGAACGCCTTCACTCTGCGCGGCAGTTTCGCCGTCGGTGATGAGGTGCTCGCCGAGCTGGTGCCCCGGCTGCGGGACATGGCCACGATTCTCACTGGTCCCGACGCGACGGCCGTGGTTGACCAGGCGCTGACCCGTGCCCGCAAGGTTGCCCCGGTCGACGCGATCTTGCGGCACTGCCGATATTGACCCCGACCGTGCGCGTGGCGTGCCACCACAACATACGGGGCCGCGCCATGATCTACCCCCAACACCTAGTAGAGGAGGTACCTGTGACCGTCCTATCCGATCGCTCACCCGCACCAACCGCGGAGCTGCCCCAGCGGAAGTTCAGTGGTCTCGCCGTCGAGGTTTCGATTGGCGGCCAACTACACATGCGTGTCGCTACCACGGTCGTCGACAACCGGGTGGTCGGCATCGACGTTCGGGCAGAGCGGATCGCTGGTTCGGTTCCGGACGGACTGCTGCGCCAGCTCGGGGAGATGGCAACCGTCCTGCTGCAGAGCGGCTACCCACTGGAGAAGCTCATTGAGTCGTGGCGCGACGTCTGGTTTGAGCCTCTCGGCCACACTGACGACCCCGACATTCAGGACGTGAAAAGCCCGCTCGACTACGTGGCCCGTTGGCTGGAAAGGAACTATCTGTGACCGAGGACGTCGTCCATTACCAGAAGCTGGCGCCCCAGTTCGAGGACTACTGGTCCTACAGTCCTGAGTTCGTCGGCTGGATGACCGACAGCCTGGTTGAGCATCTTGGACTGACCGGCATCGAGCGCGTTGTCGACATCGGATGCGCTACCGCTCTGTACGCGCGGGGCATCGTCAAGCACGCCAGCGAGGTAGTCTGCGTGGACCCTTCGGTGGAAATGTTGGCTCAGATTCCCACCAATCTACATCTAGTGCCGGTGTGTGGCACTGCCGAGGAAGTCGCTTGCTGCTCGCTGCTGGCCGCCGAACGATTCGACGCGGTTCTACTCAAGGAAGTTATCCACCACGTGCGGCGCGAGGCCCGGGAAGCCGTACTCGCTGGCCTCGCTCGCCGGCTTACCCCGGGTGGTCGGTTGCTGGTGGCCATGTTGCCTGACCAGCTCGACTATCCCCTGTTTCAGGCAGCGCTGGACCGTTACGAAGTCGGCACCCGTAAGTACAACGCTAGCCATGTCGTCGAGGCCATGCGCAACGCCGATCTGGACACCGAGGTCGTCACCGTCTCGTTCCCACTGCGCATCGCGAAGGAGCACTACCTGAATATGGTGCGCGGCCGGTACATGAGCTTGTTCAGTAAGTTCGACGACGAGCAGTTGGCCGCCGGACTTCTCGAAATGGACCGCGCCCACCCCGAAGAAATCCTGGAGTTCACCGACCGGTTCGCGTTTGTGCGGGGCGTGGCCCGATGAGCGATCACGCCGAGTTATTTCGTGGATTGGCGCCCACCGTTTCTTATGGAGACAGGTCGTTTCCGAGTCCTGAACAGTACCGGCGTCAGGTCATCCGCCACAGCGGCATCAAGGCCGGCGACTTCAGCGAACTCTGCATCGCTGCGCAGCGGGACTGGCACGTACGTGGCCAAACCGGCTGCCAGTTCGCGCGCCTGGCCGCGCTGCAAGCACACAGCCTGCGTTGGGACACGCTGGTCATCCCTGACCCGGTGGCACTGCCAGACGTGGATGCCCGCTTGCGGGCGGCCGTCACCAGTGCCGACATCGAGATCATGAGTCTGTTGTTCCCCACCATCGCTGATGGCGTTATCGCGGCGGTTGTGATTCGATCCCTCGTTGACCGGTTCGACTTTTGGCTCGAACGTGACGAAGTGTCCGGCGAAATGCTTCATCTTGGCCTTCGATACCCGGTTGGCTACGACGGCATCCCGGCCTGGGTCATGGCGTTCGCACCTTTCGGCTTCATGCCGAATACGCGCCGCGGTCCCTACTTCGAGCTGGCGATCAGGGTCAAGGACAAGCCCGAATCGATCTTCCACCGGCTCAACCAGGACAGGGGGGTCGCACACCTCGCTGATGCGCCACTGTCGATGTCCGCCAAGCACTGGGAGCATCGATGGGAATCCACGCTGCGACGTACACGCATGATCCTCGGGGGTGAACCTGACGAAGTGTCGGCGGCGAAAACGACCCTCTCCATCCCTGTCTCGCAGCTAAGCTTCGCCCGTGACTGACGCTGCACCTCTCCGCATCACCAACTTGTTCGCCAAGGCGGCGCACGGCGCACCGATGACTCCGGTGCGCCGTCTGCGTGTGTGCGCGACAGACGGTGTGTGCGACGACGCCAACCCGGCGGGGCGCTCACCACGGCAGGTGTGCATCGCTGAGGCGTCGAGCCTCGCCGCACACGGGGTAAGCCCGGCAAGCTCTCGCGCGAATCTCGTCCTTGATGACGGGTCGGGGCAACTGCACCCGGGGGCGCTACTCACGGTCGGTTCTGTGCGGTTGCGAGTGACATTGACCTGCGAGCCGTGCGCGTACGGTGCTCGACTCGCCGGTACTCCAACCAGGCGGTTCCGCAACATCGTCCGATGGCTCGCTGTCGTGATCGATGGTGGCGAGCTGCTGGATGGCGACGAAGCGGTCGTGACTGCGGGTGTCTTTCCTGCCGCGCCTGACGGATTCCGCGAGCGATGTGCCTGGGCACTGGATTACGTGCCGCCGGGCCGAGTCGTGACGAACCTTGAATTTCTGACTGCGATCGGGGCTGGCAGAAGCTATGCCCGGGTACTGCCCCGCTGGTTGGCGCCGGCACGTACTCAGGGTCGGCCGGTCCACCGGGTACTTACTGCCAATCTTGAGCCGCCGTCGTGGGCGCCCGATGCCCCTCGGTGGCTCGCGAACGAAGGGCTGGATCAGGGACAACTGAACGCTGGTCGTTACGCGCTCACCCAAGCGCTTTGGTTCAGCTAGCCTATGAAAGGCTGACATGATCAACCGTATCTCTTTGATCACCGGGAGTGAGCGTAAGGCCCGGGTATACACCGCACTGTTCGGTGTTGAGATTGTCCCAGTCCAGACCAAACTCACCGAGATTCAGTCGCTCGACGTGACTGAGGTGGCTCGCAGGAAGGTCGAAGACGCCTACCTGAAATTGCGCAGCCCCGTATTGGTGGACGACACCGGTCTAAGCCTACTGGCGTGGAACGGTCTGCCGGGTGCGCTGGTCGCTTGGTTTTTGGAAGCCGTAGGCGCTCAGGGGATCTTGGACATGACGACGGGCCTTGCCGACCGGCAGGCCACTTCGATCACCGCACTCGGTTACGCGGACGCTAATGGCGTGCGGGTCTTCACGGGCAGCATGGATGGAATGCTCGCCACAGAGCAGCGTGGCCACAATAGCTTTGGGTACGACACCATCTTTATTCCATCCGGCTGGGATATCACGTTCGCGGAAATGTCTGACGAGCAGAGGAATGCCATTTCACAGCGTCGGCGAGCAGTTGACGAGTTGCAGAAGGAGATCGGTTTGGTTGACGAGTGGCTGGGACCGGCCGGTGGCCCGTGACTGACTACGGCACACGGATCACGGCAACACACAGCGACAGGCCAGGGAGAACACCATGGACGGTGCACGGGATGACAGCGTGTTCGACTACATCCCCGACGAGGCCGCACGGGCGCATATCGCCCAGTCGCAGGAGCAGGCCGAGGACGACGAGATCGCTCATGACCCGGGCGACGACGATGGCGGGTTCGGGCCCGGCAGCTACTACGACCGGGCGATGAGCAAGGACGACTGACCCACTGTGGAAGAGAGATCATCATGGCAAAGAAGCGGAACAACGGCAGTTGCCCCGTGTGCACGCAGACAGTGAACGTGCCGCCCGGCGGGACCGTGCCTCTACACCAGCAAGCCGACAAGCCGGGCACGTGTCCTGGCTCCGGCCAGGCCGCCAACTGACGTACGGTATCGGCGTGAAGCTGCGCGAGCTGGATGAGCTGGTGGTCGAGCAGCTCCTGAAGGCTGACCACCCAGAGATCACTCAGATACGGTTCGTCCCCACCACGGACCAGCCCGACGACCACACGCGGCTCGTCGTCGAGTTCGCGGACGGCTCGACGGGTTATGCCATGGCGACCGAAGTGGCTGGCCCAGGCATCCCGCGGCACCGTCGCTTCGAGCTCCCCAAGGAGGCGCTGTAATGCAGGTTCCTGAGTTTCGGAAGCTGTTCGTCAGTGCTCTGGAGGGTCAGCCGGGCATCCGATCAGTGGAGGACTACCCGGTGCCCGAGGACAGCCACGGGCTGACGGACACGGTCGTGCACTGCACGGACGGCGTCTCTGTCCGGTACCGGCTCGTTCGCACCTCGCCGCCCGGTGGGGAGCAGAACGCCTCGGATGCCGTGCGGGAGCCGGGCACGACGATTCAGGTCGTTCGGCCGTAGATACGACAAAACGCCCCCTGCCGCGGATACGTTCTCCGCGACAGGGGGCGTCGTCTGCTCGGCTCCTATTCGGATGAAGTGGATGAAAGGCGACAATAGTCGTGGATCTGGTGCAGTGGGATGTTCCCAAGAAGCGGCGCAACGGTAGTTCGTATTATGAACAGTCGGGGGTTCATGCGACGGAAGACCGGAAGAACACTGTCTGCGGCACTGACATCACCACGAAGCGCAACCCTTCGATCTTTCGTACAATCACGTGGGCAGCCGTGGTGACCTGCTACAACTGCGCCTACCGGTTGGCGCTGCAGGGGAAGTGGCCGCTGGACCGGGTCCCCGGCAAGAACGGGACCACCCACCCGGCGCCGGTCGCCCAATGAGCGTCCACTGGCACGGCACCGCCCACGGCGAGGTCGTTGACGACGAGGGAAATACCCGCATCGTCGGAATTCCGCAGGTCGGACTGGACGAGGTCGTGGCACTGCTGGATCCGGACGCGGTTGCCAACTGGGTTCAGCAGCTCACTCGCGACTACGCCATGCGTGAGCCGATCGTGTGCCAGCCCCCGAACGTACGTTGGGCCTTGACGCACGACGCAGAGAACCAGCTCGAAGCCGCGAAACGGGACCGCATCGTGGCCATGATGGGTGACAGCCTGATCATCACGTTCCGCGACGACAACGGTGTTCTCCTGGTCATCGAGTGCCGGGCCGTCCACTCCCCGATGCCCATGCAGGGCGGTGGCGGCGTGGTGTGCGTCGTGTGTGGCGCTGCCTGCTGAGTGCGCCGGCTACAGCGCGATGACGGTATAGCTTCCGTACCCGGCTGTTTTTCGTTTGCCGCCGGAGATGACGTCCACGCGCATAACCCAGTTGGTACACGCTGTGGCGGTGACGGCGCTGGACACGGTCACGGTGGCCTGCCCGCCGACTGCGTTGGTGAGCGCGATCTCGCCGGTGGTGGTTGACAGGGTGGTGCCGGTGGAGTCCGCCACTGTGGTTGACGACTTGATCACCATGTCGACTTCGCAGCCGGTGAGATTGTAGGGCTGACCACCGGAAGTGATCGTCAGATAGACCGTCTCGTCGTTGCGCTGCCGCAAGCTCAAGGCGATGTTGTTGGTGGTCAGAAACCCCCTACGTACCTCGGATGTCCGCTGCGGCGTCGATCGTGGCGACCGCGGGGGCCAGGTCGATCGTGTCTACCGACGTCCCCAGGTCGATAGCACCGTCGGCGGCTGACAGATCGATCTCCGCGGTGGTCGGCTGAGCCAGATCCGGCGGGGGAGCCACCGACACCGCCACGTCGAGCGTGGTCACCACGACGTTGGTTGGCAGCACGTCGAGCACGACCGGCGCCAGGTCGAGGCTGAAGATTGTGACGAGCTGCCCCGTGCCGGCAAGGGTGATGGACGCAGCGGCGCCCAGCGCCGGCACGGGTGTGGTCAGCACGCTGGCTCCGGCGAAAGTCACCACACCGAGCTCGGTGAGCTTCGCGCCGCCGGCGGTCAGCGTCCCTAGGCCGAGCATGGCCAGACCGGGCCCAGCCGCGCCGGTCGCGCTCAGCGACCCCGCGCCGGCGAGAAACGTCGTGGATCCGGATGTCGCGGTGTCGGTGAGCGTCCCCGCCCCGGTAAGGGTGACGGTGGCTTTCTCCGCCAGGGTGGGCGTGTCTGCCAGGGAGCCGGACCCGGCCAAGGCAACGGCCCCGGTCTCGGTCTGGGTAGCCGCGGCGGTCAGCGAGCTGGCCCCCGCGAGGTTGACCACCCCGGTCCAGGTGGTCGGTGGAATCGCGGTCAGCGCGCCCGAGCCGGCCAGTGCTGCCGTGGCGGTTTCGGTCTGTGCCGGCCCCGCGGTCAGCGCGCTGGACCCGACCAGGCTGACGGTTCCGGACCAGTTCGCCGGCAGTGTTGCGGTGAGCGCGCCCGCACCGGCCAGCGATGCCGCGGTGGTCTCGGTCAGTGCGGCCGAGTCACTGAGACTGCCCGCGCCGGCGAGACTCACCGCGGCCGTGGCCGTGAGTGTGGCCGCATCAGTCAGACTGCCGCTGCCGGCAAGCGCGGCGCTGCCGGACTGGCCACTCTTGAGTTCGATACCGACGATCGCCGACTGCTCGCCCGTCGGCGCACTCAACCCGGCCGTCTTCGCTCCCGCCGGCCCGGTGTCGCTGTAGTACGCGGAGTACACCGTGTACTGGGAGGCGATGTTGTTGTAGAGCTCGCTTGTCGCCGCGACGTTGACGGTCAGCCAGGTGCCCGGACCGACGATCGCGTTCCAGTCGCCGATGCCGACCACCAGCGCAGAGTTGGCGCCTTGGGTGGTGATCGGCAGTGACGGGGTGGTGTTCGCCGCGTGGTTCTGGGCGCTAGCACCGAGTGCCGATACGCCGGAGAACCGGTACACCATCACGCCGAAATCCAGGCCACCGCCAGCGCTGGACAGTGACAGCGTGAATGTCTGACTCGTCGAGCTGGTGGCGGTCCACAGTCGGGTGTAGCAGTAGGACGAGACGGCCACCGTCTGTTGCAGGGTGTAGCTCAGCCCGCCACCCGTCGGGGTGCCCAGCGTGGTGCCGCTGTCCTGGCTGATGCCGATGACGACGAGGGTGTCCCCTGCGGTAGCCGTGATCGACACCGTCTTGGGGCTGGTGGTCGTGTTCCACGCCGACTGGGAGAAGCTCTGAAAGGTCGGCGGTGCCATCGCGCTACGACAGGGATGCGGTAATCGCGCCGGCCGCGAACGACAAGGTGTCGCCCGAGGCCGTCGTGCGACTGGCGGAGAGGTTCCCGAACCACCGTCGCACTGGCGTGGCCTCGCTGCCCCAGATGTCGATGCCGGTCACGGTGACCGCGGGCATTGAGGTGAAGGACACGGCCGCCGAGTTGGAGGTCGAGCCGGCCGACGCGGCAGAGAAGGTCACGGACTGTCGGGCGTAGCTGCCACCGGTTACCTCGGTTCCCGCGGCCGTGGCCGAACCTGTCGCGGTCACCAAAGCCACCTTGAGTGGCGTCGTGGGTCCGGTGAAAGCGGTACCGGTACCGAGCGAACCATTCAATATGTTGTTCGCTTCGACCTGAACGATATTCGCGACCGAATCACCTCACCATTCCTTGGGCGGCAGGCTCACCAGATGCTCACGCAACTCGTCACCTCTGGCTCCATTCGCCCCTTTGACTTGATCCGCACATACTGCGCAACCGGTGGCGGCTTCGTGGCAGTCCATGTGCCAGGTGACCTCGGAGCCGTCAGCGGTGGCGATCACGTGCCGCGGGTGATCATCGGACTTTTCGCACCCGATACAGGTCCGAATGGGATGCACGACTCGCCCCTTACTGGTAGTACAGAACCGCCCAGCAGAACCGGTCACCGGTGATACATGCTGGCTCGGTCAGCACCTGGAACTGGCAGGAGGTGTTGAAGGAAACGCCGCCCCACTTGCTCCAGAAGTCGGTGACCATACCGACCACGTGGGGCTGGTTGGCCGGCTTGTCCGTGCCGACATAGGAGTGGAAGCTGGTGCCGTAATCCGCCCAGCCCTCGAAGTACCAGGCGCTGTCGTACCAATCCTCGGTACCCGTCGCCTGAATGCTCGGACTCGTTTCGCCATCGATGTAGAAAGCGAAGTTACGCTCCATCCAGGAGTCCTGGTTTGTCGAGTTCGGCGACAGGGTGGCGGCGTCGACACCGCCGACCTGGGAATGATAGACGACCCAGCCGGGGCCCCCGGTGACGTTGGCCAGGGTGGTCGTGTCGCCGGCAGCGCGAGTGACGAGCTGGTCGGCGTAGCGGGCGCCCTGGCAGCGCAGACGCTTGCCGCCGGCCTGGTCGACCGAGTACAGCTCGTAGGTGCACATGCTGTAGACCCAGGCGGTCTGTGTCGTGCTGGGGTTGTAATAGGCCACCTTGATGCGTGTCCCGAAAGGCATCGGGAACGTCATTAGCCAGCCGGTGTTGTAGTTGGTCGAATTGATTTCCACATGCATGTGCGTGCACGAGTGGGTTCCGGTATGGGCACCAGCTCCCCAATGAGTGGCGAACAGCGTGCCCATATCAATATCGATACTCGGGCTGGTCGCCCCGTCGTAATAGACACGCAGCCGGCCGTCCAGCGCCGGACCGTTTCCGCCACCGAGCGCCATCCAAACAGAAACCACGTTGCCAGGGCCGGCAATGTCGAGCAGGGTCTGCTCGGTCTGATAGCCGACCTGAACGTTTTCCACCTTGGCGAGGTAGAGCCGGTCGTCTCGCAGGTCCGCAAGCGGGTTCGTCAGAAATTCTCCTTATCCATACGGTGTACGCCGGATGTCTGGGTGGGCCTGATGACCTCGGCCTGGTCAGCCAGCTTGCGTTCAGTGATCTTGTTCACGACGACACCATGGGTGACGGCGACGATGACGCCGAGAATCGCGGTCAGCAGCGTCTGCAGCGCATTCGACAGGCTGGTGTTGAGGATGCCGACGGTGCCGCCGATGGCGACGAGTGCCGCGAGCACGCTCACCACACCTTGGGGTGTCTTGAACGCATCCGTGATGACCTTGATGTTCATGTGCGCCCCTTTCAGGAACTACTGGACTTGTGCAGCACCGCGAGCAGGGCGGTGACGATGGCTTCGGGCAGGCCGGCGGCAATCAGCGCCTGGGCGTCCACGCTGGGGGTGCTTTCGGCCTTGATGGCGGCGAGCAGCTCACCCTCGGCGGTGCCCACGGCGGCGGCCAGGGTGGCAAGCTCGGCGCGCATCGACACGACGTGGCCGTACAGGGTGTCCAGGGCGGGGCGCTGGTCCGGGGTGGCACGAGTGGCGAGGTCGATCCTGCTGTTGACTTCGCGGTCGATCTCGCGGATGTAGTTGAGCAAAGTGAAGGTGGTGTCGGCGGTGTCGATGGGGGCGTACCGGTAGCTGGGCCAGCCGGGGTATTGGCCGTCGACCGCGTTGGGGCCGGCGTGCTGCTGGTAGATCGAGGCCAGCTCGGCCATATCGAGTCCTCCTTGATCCACACCGGGCCACACGTCGGCCACGTAGCTGGCGTCCCAATCGGCCGTGTTCTGGTACTGCTTCGCGACGGCGGTGATTCCGTTGAGGGTGGGCAGTTCGGGGATGCCGTCGTAGTCGGCGATCCAGTAGTGCGGCTGCCCGACACCAGCATTCGCGAACGCGGCCTGCACCTCGGGCCAGGTCGAGAGGTTGCAGTAGACGGTGGGGTCCACATCGGACGCTCGGCGCATCCGCACCCAGCCCGGCGCCTCGTTCGGCGTGGCGTCGCCGGGTTCGACATCCAGCACGTGGCCATCGTTGGTGGTTGCGAACACGGCGATGCCGACCTGCACCGCGTGCGGGAATCGGGCCCAGTCGCCGGCCGACCAGCGGTAGTGGCCGTCGATGTAGCCGGCGACCATCTCCGCATCAGCGGGGATGGCGGCTGGGTCGACGGAGTCGTACATCGTCCGGGGCATGTCAGATCACCGGTTGGACGACGTCGCCGCCGAGGTGCAGCAACAGATCGAAGTCGTGCCAGCTCAACCAGAACGCGCCCTGGTTGCCCCAGGCGCTGCCCCAGGAGTTCCAGCCGCCAACGCGCTGGTTGTCCACGTCGAGGCTGTTGAGCTCGATCTCGTGGCCACCGGCCAAGCCGGAGTTCTCGTCCACGCTGATCGTGCCGTCGCCTGCCGGGGTGAACATGTTGTTGAACCAGGACACCCCAATAGCTACGGGCCCGACCATCAGCAGCCGCAGCGCGGTATGCAGGGAGCGGGTGTGGTGCCAGTCGTGGATCAAACCGTTGTTGACCAGTGCCTGCATCGCCCAGCCGCCGGTGGAGCCGGTGTCGTCGGTGGGCCACACGCCGGGGATCTGGGAATTGTCGAGGGTGGTTTCTTCGTGGTAGAGGCGAACCGCGTCGTCTTCTGTGTAGTTCCACTCCGGCTGGTGGAACGGTTCGGTCATCAATACGCCGAGCGCGGCGTTGGCGGTGCAGTTACCCAGCGCGGTCTGGCTCGGGTCGCCGCCGAGCGCTTCGATGACCTGCGGGTTGCAGTGGTTCTGGTCGAACGGCGCGCAGCTTCGCAAATGCTCGACGGACTTCAGTGGACGGAACCACGCTGCACGGAAGGCGTCGCGCTCGGGGTGCAGCGCGTCGGGGATCTGGTGACGGCCGAGCCGGTAAGGGGCATCGGGACGCTCGGCGAGATAGCGGAAGCTAGTCAGAATCCTCCTGGATGTTGGCGACGTGGGCGTGCAGCTCGTCGAGCTTGGTACGGACGTGTTCGCGGTATCGTTCGGCGCGTTTGAGATGTGGGCGAATCTTCCAGAACCACACGGCAACCCCGCAGAGGATGGAAGCGACGATGTTGGGCCACACCTGGTCGACGAACCAGGCCCACATCAGCGCCCCCAGATTTGCCAGGCGGTCAGGCCGATGAGAACGATGGTGAGCAACACGGGGACGGCGTAACGGCGCCATTCGGTGCTCATCTGCCGCATCCGGTTCTGGTGGTCGAGTTCACGCTCAATGAGATCCACACGTCGGTGGAGGTCCTCGATCTCACGCCTGGCACGGTCGAGATCGTCGTGATCGGCCTTCGAGTCGAGGGCCTTGTTGATCTCTTCCATGCGGTTGCGGCCCATGGCCAACAGATCCTTGAGGGTGTAGACGATGCTCGCCCCGTCGTCGGCCATCAGGTGATCAAGCCCGTCACGAACTTGGATGCCTCATAGTCGGCCGCCGCCGCGCAGTGCACGCCGCCGTGGCCGCGGTGATGCCAGCGGCACAACCACTGGAAGTTGGTCACGGACTCGACCCAGGCACCCACGTCGTCGGGGTTGGAGATGCCTGGGTAGACGTGTTCGAGCCGTGCGAAGTCGACGCCGTTGGTCAGGGCAAACTCGATGTGCGCGTGGTGCAACTCCAATGGGCCGTCGCAGTCGGAGTCGTCGTCGACCTCGTCGGCGAAGGCGCAGATCGCGCTGTTCACGGTGTGCCGGCGGTAGTGCTCGAAGTCCTTGTAGTGCGGGTCGTCTTCGCGGGGTCCGTGTTCGGGGTAGTGCATGATGTAGCGGTGGTGGGCGCCCTGCTCGTGCGCGGGGGTATCGGCCACAAACCTCCTACAGCTCGGTGACGCCGGTCGGTGGCCACAGCCCCGAACTCGGCCAAGTGGTGCTGGAGTAGTCCGGCACGGCGGAGTAGTTGACCGCGGCGGCGCTCGCGTTCAGCGAGCCGTCCGCGAGCGCCGTGGATTCGGCGACGCCGAGCAGCCGGGCGTCCGGGGTGGTGGCGTACGCCAGGGTGGTGATGCGGTTACCGCCGTCTTCCCAGGTGTGCCATGGTTGGCTGTTCGCCGTGAGGTCGAAGACTTGGATGGGGATGTCCTGGTAGAAGCCGCCCACGGCCGTCCAGGTGCCGCTGCCGCCGCGCGCACGGGTTTGGGCGACCGGATTGCCCGGAAACACTTGGTGGTCGAGCACACTGCGCAGGTAGTTGTTGGCATCCCCGCCCTGCTGGGCCAACACCAGGTGATAGGTAGCCCCGTCGCGCAGTCCGTCGGTGGGAAGCGGCACGGAGATCCGGGGCATTTGATAGATGGTGCTGGTGACGAAGTTGGCCGCGAAGAACCAGTACATCTGCCACTGACCGAGACCGCTCTGGAAGCAGGCGATGGGGTTGTAGATGTTCGTGGCGGTCTGTCCCTGCCAGGTGGTGGACAGTCCGGACGGCCCGGCGCTCAGCGACATCATGTTGGGGCCGTTTGATCCTTGGGGGACCATGATGCCGCCGCCGACGGGTGTCGACAGTCCCACAGGGTTGGTGCCGGGGTAGAGGTCCACCGCCAGCGGCAACGATGGTCCGGTGTTCCAGCCGCCGAGCGACCCATCAGCGTTGATGTTGGCGTAGTAGCAGGCGGTTGTGTCCGATCCGCTGCTGGTAATGCCGCCGGCGACGACCAGGAGGTTGCCGGTGACCGCGGCGATCGGGTCCTCCAATGCCATCGGCAGTGGTGGTCCCGTGTTCCACGCGGTGATCTGTCCGTTCTGGACGGTGGCGTAGTAGACGGTGTTCAGGTTGTGGCCGCCGACGACATAGACGGTTTCGCCCCATGACGCGCACGCATGGAACACCAACGCCTGGGGTAACGCGGCCTGCGCTGTCCACGACTCCAGCTTGCCGGTGTTGGAGTCCCATGAGGCGACGAACACGTTGCTGGTGGCCACCCCGCCCACCAGGCCGCCGGCGACGACGAGGTAGTCCGGGGTGCAGGCCGCGCCGGGTTGTTCCGTCGGCACGGGCAGGCTGGGTTGGGGCACCGGGGGGCCGATGGAACTGGCGTCGGTGCCGCCCAGCCACTGGTTGACGAACACCATGCCGGTGACCACCGGGTTGGTGCCGCCGGTGTTGCCGCCCAGCGAGATGAAGTAGTTGCCGGACTGCACACAGCTTCCGTTGGCGGCGCCACCGTTGGCTCCAACCGCGGCGGACTTCCAGTTGTAGCTGAGGTAGGCGCCGTAGCGCAGGTCGTTGTACTGCGGCAGGGCCAACGGGCTGTCGGTGGGTTCGAGGTACAGGCCCGACGATGTCGCGGAGATGCCCTGGATCGCGGAGAACGCGTTGATCCACTTGGCTGGGACGCGGATCGTGTTGAGCAGGGTGCCAGGTGCGCCGCCGGAGTCGGTGTAGAGACTGACCTGCAGGTCCGCGCCGTCGCCCATGGGCAGCAGCGGGATGCCGATACGGCCGATCTGGTCGCCGGACAGCGGAAACGGCACGTCGTAGTCGTGCTGACTGAGATCGCACTGCCAGAAGCCGATCGGGTCGCCGACGCCCACACCCGTGCCAGCCGAGGGGGTGACCACCCTGTTGCCCTGGTAGATCACCGTCTGCGGATGGGTGGCCAGGTGCTGATTGACGTGTGCGCTCTTGTCGGTGCCGGAAGTGTCGCCGGGGAAGCCGTTGCGGGCGGCCTGCCATGTCGCCACGTCCTCTCCCCTCTATGCGTGGGCCCAGATGACGTCCAGGCGGGAATCCAGGTCGAGGTTGGCAGTGGCGGTCGAGCTGGCCACGCTGGTCCAGCCGTGCACCTCGACGTAGTCACCGACGGCGAGATACACCTGCACGGGTTTGCTGGCCACGGTGGGCCAGTCGCCGGAGGCCGCGGAGTCCTGCAGGGAGCCGGGGATGCGGTTTCCGTTGACCGCGAGCACCGTGGTTCGGAACCCCGTCGTCTGGGCGTTACTCCAGCACACCACGCCGCTGATGTCGTACCAGCCGGGGATCAAGGCGACATACCGCGTGGGGGCCGCGATCGACCAGCCGCCGTAGGTGTCGGTGATGGTGACCTGCATCGCGATCGGGGTCCAGGTCGAAGCCGGTACCGACTGGGTTGTGTACTGGCGGATCGCGGCGATGGGCTTGTGCAGCAACAGGTTGGTCTCGGCCAACAGCAAAACCTCGGTGGTGGCCATCAGCGGTGCTCCCAGGTCACATCCAGGCGTGTGCGCAGGTCGGGCACGGTGACCGCCGTCGAAGTGGCTACGTTCGTGTAGCCAACGAGCTCGACGAAATCACCGCTGTTGAGCCAGACCAACACGGGTTTGCTGGCGACGGTGGTGTAGTCCGGGCTGGCCGGTACGTCCTGGGCGCTGCCGGGTACCCGGGCGCCGTTGACGGCCACCATGGCACTGCGGAATCCGGAGGTTTGCGCGTTGGACCAGCAGATGGTTCCGCGGGGCTTGTACCAACCGGAGTCGACGGCGGTGTAACGGGTGGCGTTCTGCGCGCTGTAGGAGCCCCAGCCGTCGATCACCACGGTCTGCATGGGCATGGCGGTCCACGTGTTGGCGGCGGCGCTGACCGAGACGGTCTGGTACATGGCGAAGATCGGACGATTGGTCAGAAACGCCATCTGGGCGAGCAGGAGCGGTTCAAAGGCCACGGTCCTCCCCTCACGGGTGTTTCCAGCTCACGTCGAGCCGGGAGCAGCCCGGCAGGAGGATGGCGGTGCCCAGGGTGGTGCCGCCGACGTAGCCGAACAGCTCGACGTAGTCGCCGGCGTTCATGTAGATCAGCGACTGGCCGGTGGCGATCACGGTGTAGTCGCTGTTGGCGGGCCAGTCCTGGCCGTCGTGAATGCGGTTGCCGTTCACGCCGAGCGTGGCGCTGCGAAATCCGGTGGGGTTGATCGGGTAGGAGGCGACGCCGGCGGCTTCGTACCAACCTGACCAGGGCGCGGTGTAGCGCGTGGGGCGCGCGCTCGACCAGCCGCTGTAGTTGTCGGTGATGACGGTGTCCAGACCGATCGTGCCCCAGCCGGCCCAGGCCGCCGACGTGGTCACGCCCTGGTAGCCGGCGAAGCTCGGGGGGCTGGAGACCAGGGCCAGTTGGGTAGAAACCAGGAGCTCGGCGGTGGTGGCCACAGACCTCCCTCACGCGACGGCGGTCAGTCGGCCGCCGGTGTAGGTCAGGGTGCGCGACGAATACAGGTAGCCGGTCGTCGTCTGCCCCTGGGTGAATTCGATCAATGCGGTGATGCGGCCGGTGGTGTCGTATGAGTAGGTCTGCCAGCGAGCCCCGGCGTCGTCCCAGGTGTGCATCAGCGCCCCGCCGGTGGCGGTGCCGTCGAAGACGGCGAAGATCATTCCGTAGGTCTGGGCGGTCCAGGTGGTGCCCGAGGTTGACGTGGAGGTGCCGGAGGTCTGGGCCGACCGCGCCCAGGAGTAGTAGTTGCTGGCGTCGCCAACGGCGGCGGTGACCAGCCAGTAGGTGGTGGATGCGGTCAGGCCGGTGGCCGGCAGCGGGATGCTCACGGTGGCCTGCGTCGTGGCCAGCAGCTCGTGGGGCACCAGTGTGGTCACCAGCGCCGAGCCGGTGGGGCCGGCGTTGTTGGCGTACAGGCTCACCGACAGCGGTGTGGGCGTGCCGGTCACGGCCAGTGAGAGGGTGATGCGGCCGATGGTGGTCTGTCCGGCCGCGGTGGCGAACTGCTGGCCGATCCAGGTCCCGTTGGAGTGCGTGGTGGTGCCGCCGCTGGCTCCGGTGAGGTGGTTGGCCTGTTGCGTACCGGGGTAGACCAGGCTGCTGGTGTGGGTGCCGAGCATCTGGTTGATCTGGCCGGCGCGGGTGGGTTGGTTGGCGGTGGCCGCGAGCCAGGCGGGTGTGGGCACGAGACCTCCTACGGACCCAACGCGAGCGAAACCTGCAGGATCAGTGATTGCGTCGTCGACACGGCCACGCTGGGCGAAAACGCCCAATGGTCGATCAGGTTGCCGGAGCCGGGGGTGTCGCTCGCGCCGGCGAACATGCCGGCCTCGGTCACGGTGAGCGCGTTGGCTGGTTGGGGGAAGTAGAACAGGAAGGTGACCTGGGCGGCCACGGTTGGTGTGGCCGGCGCGGACGCCGCGGCTCCGACGACCTGGCGGGCGATTTCGGTGAACAGGGCGGTGTTGGACTTGGCTGGTGTGCCGGTGCCGGTGCCAATTGCGCCGTAGAGCGGGGTGAGGTAGGTGGCGTTGGTTTGCCCGATCTGGGCGGCCTGGTCCTCGATGCCGGGCCAGACCAGCGCGGCGGCAAGTGCGGTGTATCCGCCGGTGGTGATGACGTTGTCGCCGGCGCGGTAGTCGACGAGCTGCCCGCCGGGGTCGTAGACGCTCAGGGCGAGGTGGCCGGACAGCGCCAGGCGGTCGGTCAGCTCCATGTCGTCGAACCCCATTCGCCGTTGTCCCAGGTCGCGGTGACCGCCACCCTGGTCGTGGCCGAGTCGCCCAGCGGCAGACCCTCGTCGACCTCGGCGAGCTGGCCCAGACCCCCGGTGGCAAACGCCGAGTCGATGGGGGCTTCGGACTGGTCAACCACTGAGCCGATGACATCGACGAAGGTCTGCGGGCGCATCACGCCGGGCATTTAGATCCGCACTCCCGTGATTGTCATCTGTCGGTAGCCGCCGGAGACGAACTGGATGCGGTTCTGCGTGCACAGAAACCGTCCGTTCAGCCCCCAGGAGTAGTTATTCCGGGAGTCCGGGGCCATCGCGGTGTTGTAGCCGAAGGTCTGTCCGCTACGGATCCAGCCGACGAAGTCTTCGGTCGTGTTGAACGTGACTTTTTCGGCCGCGAACGCGAACTCGGCGCGTTCCCGTTGCGCGCGGGCCAGCGCCATCGACGTCGTGGTCAGGCCCTGGTCCGAAATGTAGTCACCGAAGATGCCGTGGTTCGGACCCGGATAGGCGGCCTGCGATGCGTAGTCATTGGCGACGCCGATCACCGGGATTTGATAGTTGTACCAGAATTTGATCACGGTGCCGGCCGCGGGCGGGTTGGCCGAGGTGAGAAACCACGCGCCGTTGGCGTTCTGCTCGATAAACCAATTGGCTTGAGTGTCGTGCGGCTGGCCGGGGTGGAGTTGGTCGGCCTGGGTGGACACACCGTTGATGGTCAGTCGCTGCACGCCGGCGAAGGTGAACCGCAGCGGCCACGCGCTGCCGATACCGTCGGCGAGCCAGGTGTCCGTGGGTGGGCCTTGCGGACGCGAGTAGATGGTCTGCGCCGCACCCTGCACCAGCACCCGGTTGTGGATGCTGGTGCCGTCCCACTCATAGCCGAATTGGTTGTCCAGGGCGATGTGGCCTTCACTGACCGAGCCGCCCTGGGTGGGTTCAGTCGTGAACGTCACCCCAGAGTCCAGCGCGGTAGTGGAGTCATAGAAGTGCAACCGCAATTGCTCGTCCACATACCAGCCGTACGGGGTGACCTGTGAACTCAGCCGGGCCAGCAGTCGCCACGCCGAGGACAGTGCCTGGTAGTTGATGGCGACCGAGGGCAGCATCACCGCGGGCGCGACGAAGCCGCCCTGGGAGGTGGGTGCCGCGGTGATGCCGCAGTCGGCCTGCTCGGTCAAGGCGATCACCACCGCATCGGCTGTGAATCCGTTGTAATACGGTCCATAGACCGGGGTCGAGTGATCGGCATAGTACGTGTAGTCGGTGCAGCCCAGCCGCCATTCGTTCAGCGTCGCAGAAACCGGGGACAGGACCGGGTCGTTGACCACGCCGGCGAACAATGTCTGGTTGAGGTAGTTGTCCACCAGCTTGATTTGGCTCATCACCGGAATGGTGAAGTTCGGTGTCATCCGGTACTCGTCGAGCAACACCAGGACTGCGGTGTCGCCCTGGCGGCCGAAGTTCTGTTGGATCTGCGGTGGTGTGCTGCCCCCGGTGAACGTGAGGTTGTGGGTGTAGTCGACGGGGTTGCCGCCGGGTGGGGTGATGGTCAAGGTGAGGTTGGGGCGCGGAGCTGTGACGACATCACCTCCGCGGGAACACGCCGGCCTGCTGGAGGTTGCGGACTAGCGAGGGGCCCATCTTGGTCACGAACTGATCCATATCCCGATCCGACATGATGTGGTTGCCGGTGAAGGTGATCTGCACGTTCGGCCTCGCGCTGCCGGCGCCCGCGAGCGCGGCGGCGTTCAGACCCAGGCTGCCGGTCAGATTGGCCGCCACACCGGTGGTGCCGCCGACGCCGGCCGCAGTCGTCAACGCGGCTGAGGCCCGGCGGATGGCGCCGACCTGCGACAGCATCCCGTCGGCGAGCTGGCGGCCGATGGAGATGCCGGCGTAGATCGGAGCGCCCGAACCGGACAGCGGGCCGATCTTGGCCGGGGAGAACGGCAGGTGGTCGCGGATCCAGCCGACAATGTTGGACACCGCGCTGTAGATTTCGCCGGCCATGGACTGGATACCGTTGTAGAGCCCGACCATCAGGTTGTAGCCGGCGTTGTAAAGCCACGACCCGGCCCCAGCGAAAAAGCCGGTGATGTGGCCGGGGATACCGCTGATGAAGCCGGTCACGCTGCCGATCATGTTCTGCAGTCCCTGCAGGAAGCCCTGCAGCACGTCGGCACCGATCTGCATGAAGATTGTCGACGGCGAGCCGACGCCCAGGCCCTTCTTGAAACCACTGATCCAGCCCTGGATGCCCTTCTGCAGTTCATCGCTGATGGGTTGGAACCAGCCGATCAGGCCGTTTTTGAAGCCCTCCATGACGTCGCTGCCGATCTTCGGTGTCAGATCGACCGTCCTGCGCAGCATATCGACGATCTGCTGTGGCAACTTGCCCAGCCAGTCGGTCACCGCACGCCAGGCGTTTTCCGCACCGTCACGCAGGCCGACCAGGGCGTTGTAGCCCGCGTTGTTCAGCCAGGTGCGGGCGGGAGCGAAAAGCTGCTTGATGCTTCCGGGGATGCTGTTCTGCCACTGCTGGTAGGCCCGCCAGCCGTTTTCCGCACCGTCACGCAGGCCGACCAGGGCGTTGTATCCGGTGTTGTTCAGCCAGGTGCGGGCACCTTGCATAAACGTGCTGATCTTGTGGGGCAGTTGCTTCCAGAAATCGACCAACTGGACTTCTCCGCGGGCCATTCCGTCCAGGAATGAATGGACGAAGTCCTGGCCCTGCTTGTTCATACTGCCCATGCCCTGACCGATGGCTGAACCGATTTTCGCCGGCAGGTCCTGGAACCACTTCACGGCCGCCTGTACGGCCTTGCCGATCGAGTCCGGCAACGAGTCCCACCATTTCTTGAAATCGTCGCCGGTCTTCTTCATGTTCTCGACGCGGTCGTGCCACCACTTTTCCAGGGCGCTCCAGCTTTGCTTGGCCGCGTCCTCGATGTCGCGCCAGGTTTTGATCAAGAAATCCTTGATCTGGCCCCAGTGCGTGTAGATCAGCACGCCGGCGGCGACCAGGGCCGCGACCAGCAGGACCCAGGGGTTGTCCAGCAGGAACGGCAGGACGTCCTCGACGAGCGTGGTGCCGATCCACTTGAGCGCCTTGACCACCTTTTCGGCGGCCTTGCCGAGGCTTTCGAGGGTGTCGAGCAGGGTGCCGACCGCCTTGACAATTCCCCCGATGGCCGCGGGGATACCCAGCAGCCCGATGACACGCCAGACGATGAACAAACCGATGATTTCGCCGAGCATCGACGCCAGTTGCGGGTGACGCTTGAGGAAATCGTCGATCTGCTGGACCACCGGGGTCAGCGCCCTGGCCAGTGCGGTCGCGCCTTCGATGAAGGCGCCGAGCATCCTGACCACGCCGGGCAGCAGCAGCCGCGCCAGCTCGCCCAGCGGCGGAATCAGCGGTCCGAGCGCGCTGGCCAGATCGGACAGCGGACGTCCCAGAGTGGTCAGCGCGTTTCCGGTCGCCAACAGCGCCGGCCGAAGTCCATTGATCAGCGCATCCAGCAGCCGCAGGACCGGCGGCAGGATGTCGTGCAGGATGGCGTTGCCGATCGGCATGAACGCCGTCAGCAGATCGCCCAGCACACCCATCAGTTGCCGCAGATCGTCAAAGAAGAACACGACGCCGGCGGCGGCCTGCCGGAAATCGATGCGCGCGAAGAAATCAACAAAGCCCTGGGCAAGCGAGCGCAGTCCGACACCGAACGCGGCGACCACGTCCTGCACGTCCTTCATGATCGGCAGAAAACCGTTCGTGAGGATGCGGACGAAATCGCCGAACGCGGCACCCAGTGTCGTGATCATGGGGCCCATGTCGCGGACGATCGCCTGGAACTGCGGCGACAGCGACTGCATAACCGCACCGAAACCGCGGGCCGCGCCGATCAGTTCGGGTTGCAGTTGATTGAATGCCTTGGCCAGCGGCTCGACGATCGGCAGCATCAACTGCTGAGTCAGGGTCAGTTGTTGACCGGCGGCCTGGGCCTTCTGGATGCTGTTGGCCATCCCGATCGCGGCGAGACCGATGCCGCCGAACAGGGCGGGGATGCCCAGCGACAGCAGCCCGGCGATCGGTCCGGACAGGCCGGCAATCGCGGCGGCCACACCGGCGATGATGAGCTGCATTCGACTCATGTGCCCCGAGGCACCGTCCGCTGAGGAGCCCAGGCCGGCGATGGCCTTGCCCGTGTCCTCGGCACCCCGGCTCAGACGGCTGAGCAGGCTTTCGGTGTCCTTGGCGGCGTTGCCAACCTTGTCGATGCCCTCCTTGGCGTCCTCGGCACCCCTGCGAACCTTCTCCTCGGCCTGCTCGGCATCGGAAAAGGACTTCAGCAGCTTGCGGGCCTCGGCCTCGGTGATGCCCAGCGAGCTGGCGAGCTGCTGGTGGGCGATGCGCAGTCGCTGGACGTCCTGGGCCGCCGCCGAGAGCCGTTCCCAGTCGACGTCGGTGACCTTCATGGCGTCCAGGGCGACCCGGCCCAGCGCCTCGTCGACCGAGTTCATCTCGACGGCCAGGGCGCGGGCGTCCTCGCCGGTCTTGGGGATCTCCGCGCCGGCGGCCTTCAGGCTGGACAGGGCCTTACGGAAGTCCGCATCGGTGACGCCCATCGACCGCGCGAGCTGCTGGAAGGACTCGCGCATGAGCTTGGCGTCGTCGGCAGCCTTGCGCAGATCCGAGTCCATGCCGCCCAACGTCGAGCGCACCGAGGACCACTGATCGATGACCTCGGCCGCGGCGGTGCCGTTGGATCGCACGGCCTCGTCCAGGTTGGACAGATCCCCGGCCGTGCCGCTGGCGGCGTGGCCGGTGTCGATGACCTCGGTAGTCAGGCCATGAGCGGCTGTCTTGCCCTCACCCAACACACGGGTGGTGTCCTCGGCGGCGATCTGGATGGTGCGCATGTCATCGGCGCTGGCATGGGCGGCGTCGCCGATACCGGTGATGTGCTGGGACGCCTGTTCGGCGTCGTAGCCCATCTGGGACAACATCGCGTCCAGATCAGGGATGTCGCTTCTGGACAGTCCCTGCATGTTCTCCGACAGGCCCCGCTCGGCTTCCTTGGCCACCTCGGTTTCGGCGGCGTTGGCGGCCAGGGAGGCATCCATCGAGGCCGTGGCGGCGTCGATGTTGGCAGCAGCGGCGTCGACCACGGCGGCGAGCTCGGCGATGGCCCGCTTCTCGCGATCGATCTTCTCGGTGGCGCGGTCCTCGGCATCCAGCACGAGCAGGAGGGTGGAAACGTCCTCAAAGGCCACAGACCTCCTACCGCTGTTGTTGCCGGGACCGGGCGGCGGATTCCTCGCGGTCGATCGCCTGGATGATGTCTAGGTAATCGCGGACTTCTTTCCAGGGGCGCTCACCCAACGGCGCTGCCTGGATACCCAGGTGCTCCCACAGTTTCTTCTCCGCCAGGAATTTCTGCAGAATCGGCGGCCCCGGGGTGCCCATTCTCAGCGCCCCAGACAGTTTCACCGCGAAAATCGCTCCGGTCGTCGGAGTCCTCGGTGTCGTTGTTCAGCTCGTCCACGCGGCGCAGCAGCTTCTGGAAGACTTTGTCCGGCAGCCGCTTGACGTTGCGGCGTTTCGCGGAGTCCGGTTCCAGCCGCCAGATCGAGCCGTCCCGCTCGTCGAGGTTCCAGTCGACGATCGAAGCGCACACGCGGTCGAACTGGGCCGCGCCGACATCCGGGTTGACGACCGTCTGCATCTTGCCGTTCTCGTCGACCACGCCGCGCACCTTGGCCAGATGCTTGTTGGCGGTGGCGATGTCGTCCTGAGTGAGGCAGGTGCGGATCTCGATCCAGTAGCCGATCGCGACGTCGATGCGTTCGGTGCCGGTGTAGAAGTCCTCGAATGCCACATGCGCTCCTGGGTCAGTAGGCGGTGTTCACGCCGTTTTTCGCCACGGCCTGGATGGTGTACTGGTTGGTTCCGGAAAGAGGGCGGGATGCCTCGAATTCGAGCGTGGACAACACGGTGTCGGCGACCTTGAGGTCATGCTTGTCTTTGGCCAGCACGACCTGGGGCAGGGTGAACTGCACGCTGTATCCGCTGGCGCCGGGGTGGGCCAGGGTGAGGCTCAGTGCACCCTGGTTCCCGTTGATCATGGACATGAAGTCGCCGTACACCGGGTCGTTCAGCGAGGACCACACCACGTCGAACGATCCGTTGACCCGCAGGTTGACTGGGGTGATGAAGTTCGGGCCGTGCTGCTGGGAAAACGTATAGGACTCCTTGAGCCCGTTTTCGATGTCGAGTGTGAAGTTCTTCGCTTCGGCGCGGGTGTTACCGAACAGGTTCAGGGATGCCTCGGCGAATACGAACGGGGCCTCGTTGACGAAGTTCTGCGCGGTCGGGGTGTTCAGCACCGTCACCGACTGGCCGACGACATCGGCGGTGACGTGTGCTGCTTCGTTGCCGGAGGTGACCTTCAACGTGTACTTGTTGACCTTGCAGCCGGCGAACTGCTGGCTCTGAAACCCCCCGATGTTCTTCTCGATCGTCAGCGAGTCGAGCGTATTGGCCTCGTTGATGGTGTGCGTGTAGGGCGCGGCGGTGCCGGTCAGGGTGTCGGTGCCCAGGGCGGCCTTGAGCAGGCCAATGCCCATGGAGGGAAAAAGGGGGCCTTCCAGGTTGCCCTGGAATTTCGATTCGCCGTACAGATTAAAAACCTGCTGGTCCCGGAATCCCATCATCAGATGCGGGGAAAACCAACCGGGATCAGCCTCCAACGTGCACGCGGTGCTGGGGAGGAAAGCCGACGCGGCCACCGGGGTACCGAAGGCCGTCTCCCGCGCGTACCCGACCGCACTGAGTGATCCGGGACGTTCGGTGATGGTGCTGAACGCCAGAAAACTACCTCCTACTCGGCCGGAGCCTCGGCCGTCTTCTCAGTCTTGGCGGTCTTAGTGGTGGCCTTGACCTCTTCGATCTCGCCGTGCTGCAGGTATGCTGTCTCCTGCCCCGGCGGCACCTCGAACTCCGCGCCCGGTTCGACCGTGCCGACCGGGGCTTGAAACGCCGTGGGCTGCGTACCGGTGTAGCGAACCTTCATCGCCTACCTACTCCTTGAAACTGTCCTCGACGGCGCGGGAGAAGTTCCGCTCGATGTCGTCGCGCTTGGCTTCCAACACGCGCGCCGGGAAATCGTTGGGCCGCTCGATACCGGGGTGGTTGACGTGCAAGCCGCGAACGAACCAACGCCCCTCCCGTTCCCAGAAGAAATGCAGGAAGCGAGCGGCCACGGGTTCGATGCCGTGCGGCGCCGCACCACCGATGACCCACTTCGCGTAGCGCTTGGGGGTCTCGAAGAACAGTTGGACGCCGTCGCCGGCCTGGGTGTTGCGCCGATAGCGGATGGACAGAGCCAGGCTGCCGGTCTTCTTGGGCGCTTCGTCCGAGAGCGCCTGGCGTACCGGCGGGCCGGTGTCATCGGCGAACTTCACCGCCGCCTTGGTCCAGCGCCAGCGGTGCACGTGCGAGTTGGTCCACCCCGGTCCATCGCGGTAGATCCGCAGACTCATGCCTGCACCACCTCCAACACCTCGGTCTGCAGCCGGGCGACGTAATAGACCATCCGCATCGTGTTGGGCGTGCGCTCCGGCGGATACTCCAGCTCGAAGTCCTCGCCAATCTCCAGCATCTGGGAGACCTCGCCCGTGGTCGGGTCGGTGATGGCAACCGGCATGATGTCGGTGCGCAGCGCCTTCATGACGGCGTCGATCACCAGGGGAAACTCCTGATCAACCACGGGATCGTGCGTCGTGTCGGACACCGTTTCATACGACAGGAACGCATCGACCTTCCAGCGGTACTCCTGGAAGCCACCTCCGCGCGGGATGGTCTGTCGCCGACCCCGCATCCGGCCGCCCCAGATATAGCACTTGGGGCCGTCGAGGTTTTCCATCGCCGGTGGCTGAATCCACGCCACCAGGGCGGGAAGCTGCCCGGGAAGCGCGAGTCCGTCGAGGATCCCTTGCACGTGGTGCTGGACCGCGTTCAGCCCCATCAGATGACCCGACCGTAGGCTTCGAGGATCTTCTTAGCCTGCCGGCGCAGGTCCTCGGCGCCCTTGCCGCCGATGGTCTCCGAACCGGACACGCTCTGCATGAGCATCGCCGAGGCGCCGGAGTCCAGCACCTCCGATGAGGCCAGCAGGATCGTGGCCCAGGAGATGTCCTGCGGGATGGCCGAGCACACGATGCCGGCGGCGTGGCTGCTGGCCAGCGGAGTCGTCAGGGTGGCGGTGCCGGGCCCGACCGGGACCGAGGTACCCATGACGGTCGCCGGCGCGTCCGCGGTGACCGAGTTGACGGTGACCATCTCGGTGTTGGCCCCGTCATACAGCCAACAGCGGGCGCCGGCCATGCCGGTGACGTCGTCCACGCGCAGGCTGGTCGCGCCGGCGGCGGCCGTGGCCAGCAGCGCCGCGTGCGGCCAGCCGTTGACATAGCTAACCTGCAGCCGGTGTCCGCGGCGACCGTTCCACCAGGACACGTAGCCCGGCGAGATGTCGATCATCGATGGTCCGTCGGCTGACGCACCGGGTGCGGTGGTGCCATACACGCTGCTGATCTGCGCACTTGGGCGCATCGCGGTACCGGGGATCGTGATCCAGTTCGGGGGGATCACATCCGCCGGCGAATACTGGCCGCCGATGATGCTGATGATCGGCCAGCGGGAGGCGAGCAGGGTGACCACGCCGGTGTTGTCCACCGTCACGCGGTAGTCCGGGCCGACCTCTTCCTCCACGTCCAGCGTTGCCCGCAGCGGCTGGTTGCACAGCCGATCCACCTCGCCGGTGGCCCGCCAGCACACGTTGGTCTGCTCGGCGAGCTGCTCGGCCGCGGTCGCCTTGGGCCAGGGCACGACGGACCAGGGTAGGCCGGTGGGCGCGTTGACGATCATCTCCGGCGTGACGTAGGGGGTGGCCGTCAGATCACCTCACCTTCGCTCGCCGCACACACCGCTTGCACCACCACGACTCGCCCATCCAACGGGCGTGGCGTTCACAGACCCGGTTGTCGCACTCGGTGCACGCGATGATGCCCACGGGTCGGGTTTTGCGTGCCCTCTGACCGCCACACAGGGCGCAGCCGAGGTTGCCGATGCCCATGTCAGTCCTTGTTGGACAGCCGCTTGATCTCCTCCATGAGGCCGGGGATCGCGGCCAGGGATTCGAGGATGTTCTTGTTGGCCGCGCGCTCCTGGGCTTCGAGCTGGGCGGCCTCGTCCTTGGTTGGCGGTGCCGGCTTGTCGGCCGGACCCCACAGTTCGTGCCCGGCCAGCGTCGGCTCACAGGTGGGGCAGGCGATCACGAACTCGTCATGCTCGGTGGTGGCATTGCGGCCGGTGCCGACCTTGCGCGTCTTGCGGGTGTGGGTGCACCCGTCCGGACCGACGTAGCTCATCACCGAGCTAGCAGCGCGGAGAGCCATGGTTTAGAGCTCCTTGAGAGTAGCCCCGCAGCGCGGGCAGCGGATCGAAAACGAGTGCGGCGTGAAACCGCAGGTACAGCGCTCGCCAGGCAGCGACGTGAAACCGGTGATGCGAGCGTGGACGTACTTTCCGGCCTTGCTGCGGATCTCGGCATCGTGGACCGGGTTGTCAACGGTGATGTGCCCGGAAGCATCCGCGGAATACCGCGTACCGTCCTTGTCCATTGTCAATCCGTCGCAACCCGGCGGAAGCGTGTACTGAGTCGCCATCACCATCCCTTTCTGGGGCCCGCGGCGGCGCGCACCGAGGGGAGAAGCAGTACGCGCCGCCGTGGGTGGAACTCAGGAGTACGGCGTGGTCGAGCTGCGCTGCAGACCACCGAGAATGGCGTTGTACTGCGGGGCCATGCACACCACAGTTCCGTACAACGCAATCGAGTACCGGAACGACATGTCAATGACCGGCCAGCTAATGCTCAAGTAGTCCTGAACATTGTTGACTTCCCAAACATTGGACACGTTGCTCCACGGCTGGGACAGCGTGTACGAATTGAGCATCGCATTGCCCTGCGGCATCCACGGATGCACCATGATCTTCACGACGTCGCGGGTCACCGGGTTGACCACCTGGGACACCGCGACGCCACCGGTCACGCCGGAGACCTGACCCTGGTCCACGGTCAACCGGTAATTGTTGCCGTGACCGTTGGCGATAATGTCGTCCGAAAGATGGCCGATGTCGCTGCCCTCGGCGATGATCTCGGCGGGGTTGACCCGCCAGCCGCCGGCGGTGGTGTAGGTGTTGTTGCCGAAACCGGTCACGGTGGTGCCGCCATCCCACATGGCTTCCAGCGCGGTGTTCACCACATTCAGCGACAACATCTGACCGACCGACTTGTTGATGTAGCCGCCGACAAACCCGCTCGGGTACACGCCGTGGTTGGCGGCGTGCCCGCTCACCACGCTCATCATGCCCTCATAGGCGTTGGTGAACCCGGTGGTGTCGGTGGTCGGCGGGTTGGCGGATGTGGTGGGCAGCGCACCCTGCAGGGTGTAGCGGGTGCCGCCCACGCCGGAGGCCATCAGGTGGAATCCGGTGTTGGCCGGCGCGGCGGTGCCGGTGCCCACGTAAAGGTTGGCGGCCAAGCCCGCGAGCGGCGGGTTGTTGATCGTGACGTCCACGACGTTGCCGGCGGCGGGCGCCACGCTCGCCGCGGTGGAGGCGACGGTCTCGCCGTTGAAGTTGGTGAACGTGACAACCACGTAGAGGTTGGTCGTGACGCCGGTGAGGCCCACTTCGCCGGTACCGGCCGCGCGGGCGGTCAGCGTCGGGGTGCCGGGTGCACCGAGGTTGCTCGCGGTGGAACCGATGAGCTGGTATTCCTCCGCCAGCATGGCCTCCTGCAGGAGGATGAGGTTGGCCAGGCCCGACAGGTCCTCGAACCCTTGCCCGGCGAATTGCGCTGGCCAGGTCAGCGATTCGGTAAGGCCCTGGAAGGAGTAGGGGATGTTGATTTCCGTGGCGGACTGCGAACCGGCCGGCGGGAGCTGGTTCGGCCAGTTGCCGCTGATCTGGCTGGTGGTCAGTTCCGGGATGAACATGGACTTGCCGGCGCCCTGGCCGCCGGTCTGGCTGCCCTGAATCCCGGTGATGAGCTTCGCGCGCACCGACGTGCCCTGCCCCTGCGTGCGCGGCAGCTTGTTGCGCATGGGGCTGAAAAACGGGTAGATCAACCGGCTCGGGGCGAGCAGGTTGAAGGGCACGAACCCGGAGGGCAGCGGCGAATTCAGGGTGAAGTTCTTGCCGAGGTCCGCGCCGATCTGCTTGATGGCGTCGGTGACCTGGCTCATCCACGGATTGCTGCCCGACGGGGAGGACTGGAACGCCGCGGCCAGAATCTGCTGGAATTCGGGCGCGATGCCCTTCTTGACCTCGGCCGGCGCGTGGAAACCCTTCCAGGTGGCTTCGGCCATGGAGTCCTGGGCGGAGCCGAGCCGGTCGATGATTTCGGTGTAGTCCTCGGTCGGGCGCTGCCCGCTGACGTAACCGGCGCCCTTGACCAAGTCGGGCTTGCGGAAAGCGTCGTCGAGTGCGGCCCGGACATCGGCGTGGCCGGCGGCCTCGCGCTCGGCCTTCTGCTTGATGTCGTCGGTTCCGGCTTCGGCGCCGGAGGGAAGAACTGTCGCCACAAACCTCCGTAATTGGGGGTCGACTGAGAGATTCAGCGCTGGATGAGCTTCTGGAGTGCCTCCCGAGCGGCTTCGCGCTGCTGCGGGTCCGGCGAGCTCAGCCAGCGGGCGGTCCTGGAAATCTTTTCAGCCGTGGCCCCCTCCGGGGGCTCCTGAGCGTTCTTGGTGAGTTCGGGCAGGACCTGTTCCAGTCCGGCCATACCCCGCCACGGGGCCTGGCGCGGGTCGGGCTGCGCCGACAGCTCGTCGAGCTGGCTGCGCATCTTGGTCAGTTCGGCTTCGTAGACCTGGGCCTGTTCGGACAGCTTCGTCTGGATCTGCTCGTTCACCAGGTCGGCGACGGCCGTCTTGAGCACGTCCGGCGAGGCGTGCTTGAACAACTCCGCGGTCGCGGCGGCGTGCACGGCCTGGGGGCCGTCGTCGGCGTGGTTGTCCTGGGTGTCGGTGCTGGGCTTGGGCTGCTCGGCCCATTCCAGGTGATACGGGCCCATGGGGCAGATGTGCGGGTGCGCGTCGGAGACGTGGTTGTGCAGGGTGGCCAGCGTCTTGACCAGGTCGGCCTCCACGCCCTTCTCTCCCGGCGCGGTGGACGACTGACTGCGCCCGCCCCGGCTGGGGGTGGCACCGCCGGAGCCGTGATCGCCGCGGAACTGTTCCGCCGAGATGGTGTGCGTGGGCGTGGGAATCCGCGGGGACGATCCGGTCGCGGTCTGCGGGGCCCGCCCTGCGGACAGGAACGCGCGGCGGAACTGCTCGGGATGCGGCTGCTTGCCGCCCTCGCCGGTGGCCACCGGGGTCAGATGCGGGGCGTCCGGGTTGGCGCTGCGGAACGCCTTATGCAGCTCGCGGCGGGCCTGAGCCAGCTCGTCCTCGCCGTGCTCACCGATGGCCGCGGCCGTGGAGTACGCCTTGGCCAGACCAGCGATGCGCTCGGCCATCTCGACCGACCCGGCCTGGTCGGTGATGGTGTTGTACGCCTGACTCAGCGCGCCGTGCAGCAAGGTGGGCGCGTTGTCGACCAGCTCACCCAGTGAGGTCTGCTCCAACCCGGGGTAGGCCGACTTCACGGTGACCCAGTCGTAGGCGCCGCACACCGCGTCGTGCAGGCGCCGCATCCCGTATGACACTCCGTCGGCCGGGTTGACCATCGGGGCGGCGCTGCCGGTGAGGTCGAGGTGATCGGGCTGCGCGGCCTTGTGTGCCTCGGCGTCCTCGCGTTCGTCCTGGCGCTGGTCGGCGATGGCGCGATCCACGTCCTCGTCGAGCGCTTCGAGGTCAGCCGTGACCTGACGGTCGGCGGCATGACTGTCGCGGTCGGGGTCGCGCTGCTGGGCGCCGATGGCCTCACGGATGGCGTCCTTGATGTCCTCCAGCCCGGCTTCCACCGTCTGGTCGGCGCTGGCCGACTTGCGGGTGGGCTTGGCGCCGCCGTCGCCGTAGTCGTCCGGGTCCTTGTCGTCGTCCTGGTCGTCATCCTTCGGCGTCTGGTCAGGCTTGTCATCGTCGTCGTCGGAGTCGTTGTCCTGAGGCTTGGCCATGTCGGCGTCGGCGACCTTCTTGTTGTCCGAGTCGTCGCCGTCCTTCCACGAGTCCGGGATCTTGGCCTCGAACTCGGGGCCCTTACGCCGGGCGATGGCCTTGATGCGGCGGCGCACGGCGGCGGGGTCGTCGGCCTTACCGGCGAGGCTGGCGGCGTCGGAAACGTCCTTCGGGGACACGATCGGGTACGACCGGTTGGGCCCGGCGAAGTCCTTCTCCGGAATCTTGTCCCGGTCGGTGCCGCCACCCACGCCCTTGTCATAGTCACGCTTTTCCACCGCTCCGTTGGCGTGACCGAGACGGCGCAGCATGTCGGCGACGTCGGAGGGGTTCACCGTGACCGCTTTATCCAGGTCCTGGACCTCCTGCCCCGTGAGGTCCACCAGGTCGTCGGCCATCTTCGCCAGCGTGACACGGCAGGACGGATTCGCCGGCCGGTCCACCAGGGACACTTCCACCGTCTCGCCATCCACGACCCGGCCGCCCTTGGCTACGGCGTCGCGGATAATGCGGGGCTTGGCGATGCCCACGCTGTATGCCTGCAACACTCCTTTGTTGACCAGACGCACGGCGGTCGGCTCACTGATCTCGGCCTTGAGCCACTCGCCGTCGTCGCGGCTGACGAGCTCGATGCCCTTCCCAGCAGGGTAGAGGCTGGCGGAGTGCATCACGCGGACGTTGGCTCCGGAGGCGAACCAGGACTGCAGCGACTTCTTGGCGAAACCAGGATCGATGATCTGCTGGTCGCGGTCCAACGCGCCGTCGGTGGCCAGACCCCACACCAGGACCGACCCGTCGTCCTGCTGTTCTGCCTTGGTGATCGGGATAGATACCCGAGCCATTTCGGTGTCGGGGTCGGCGGTGTAGAGCTGTGCCACAAACCTCCTGATTGCTAGGGGCGTTGTGCGTAGTCGTGGTGATGTGTCGAGCGGGCGTGGGTGTGCGGGGCGTACCCGTGGGCGCGCAACACCCGGGCGATGCGGGTGTCGAGCCGGCGCCAGTCGCGGGCCGGTGTCCCGTCGTCGCAGACCCGGCCGACCCGTTCCAGCAGATCGGGTTGTCGTTGTTTGAGCCGGGCGGCGAACCTGGTGCAGCCCAAGCCTTCGGTCAGCCACCCGTTGGCGATGCGATACGGGCTCACGCACCAGCGCCGGCGGCAGTCCTGCATCCGCAGCGTCACGCCGCGGGCGGGAACCATGTCCTGCTCGACGATGACCAGGTCCTCATCCACCGTGGCCCACTCGCCGGCGAGCAGGGTCCAGTAGTGGTCGTCCTGCGCGGGATCGAGCTCCCATAAGGTGGCGCCACTGGCCTGGGCCCAGGTCTCGGTGTGGGGGTGCAGCATCCCCGCGACGTACGGGACGATGACGCTCACTCGTCCGTCCTCTCAGTATTCGGCGACCAGCTCGTCCCATTCGGCGATGGCCTTGCGTGAGGCTTCCCGCACCACCTCGGTCACGTGGCCCTTGCCCTCAGCCCAGTTCCGCACGATGCCCACGGCCATGTGGATGGCCTCGGATTCGCCGTGCCCGGCCTCGCGGAGGCCCTTGGCCACCTGCGAGATGTAGTTCGGCAACTTCAGGCCGGGATGGCGCCACAGCGGGTGCGGGCCGTGGCTGTGGTGGTGGCTGGAGTAGTAGGGCGTTTTCTCCGATTTGGTGAACAGCCGGTCCACCGCGTGTTGGATTTCCTCCGGGGACACGTCGGCGTAGTCCCGGGTCGTGCCCGCCCCGAGCACGTCCGCGATCACCCGTGCCGGCACGTCGGAGGGCTCGATCGACACACCCGGGTAGCCGCCGGACGCGCGGATGCGTTCGTTGGCCAGCCGCGCGATCTCGTCGCGGAGCGCATCGCGGCTGGCCGCCCGCATCCGCGGACCCTCCGGGAGCTGCGCCACGAACCGCTCGCGGTTGGTTCGTGCGGTCTCACGCAGTTCCCGGATGCGGCGGTTCTGCTCGGTGTAATGGTGCAGAGCCCACTCGCGCTGCGGGTTGTGGGCCGTGTCCACCGTTTCGTCACCGCGGCGGAACTCCAGCCAACACGCGCACCGGGGCCCGCCCTCGCACAGCGGCCCGCCGAAGTTCCCGTCGCCGGGCCAGCCGGGCAACGTCTCGAACGTGTAGCTCTTGCCGTCCCGGGCCATGCACAGCGCGCAGTGCTCGGCATCACCGAGATGCCAGATGATCTGGTAGTCCGGGTGCTCGGCGGCGACCGCCTCGCCGTAGGAGCGGTTGTACTGCCCCGTGAGGGTGTCGCCGTACTGCTCCAGCCGCGCGGAGAGCTGCTCGTCGGTGATGACGTGCATGTCGCGCAGCAGGTCGGTGACATAACCGCGCTGTGCCTCAGCGGCGACCTGGGCGAGGTCGGTGACATCCGGCGCGGGGGTGGCGTGGTCGACGTGCGCGTGCGCGATGCCGGCCTGGGCCGCGTCCCGGTAGCCATCAGCCATCACCTCCACCGCCAGGTCGACCGCGGCCGGCAGGGACAGTCCCCCGCTGCGGTACCGCTCGATCAGCCGCTGCAGGTGGCGCACGACCCGGCGCATGATCTCGCCGAGCGCGTCGAGTCGACGGCGCAGGTACGCGTCGGCACGGGCCATGCTCTTGCCGATCTCGATACCGGTCTCAAGATCGCCCGCCTCGGCGACGGCCGTCACAATCTCCGGCGTCAAGGCTTTTGGGGTCCAGTCATCAACCCGCCTTCCCTTGTGCACGTGCCGGCGTAGCGCGTCCAGCTCGGCGAACGCGGCCTTGGCCGCCGGTGCGGTGGTGGCTACCGGTCGAGGTGTCGGGCCGGTGGTGGTGCGCCGTGGGGTCTGGCTGTTCTGTGCGGCTTGGGCGGCGTGGTGCGCCGGGGTGGGCTGGCCGCCGCTCTGGCCGGCGACCTGCGGGGTACCGGCGTGCGCGGCGGCGGCCGGCAGCTCCTGGCGCGTGGCGTCCGGGGCCTCGTCGCCGTAGGTCTCGGCCTGGTTGATGGCCTGTTGCGCCTCGGGCGAGCCGGGGATGACATTCGCCGTCAGCGGCACCGGACCCGATGCGGTCTGGACCATCGGCACGGATGTCTGCGGCAGTCCCCACGGCTGCAGGCCGAATTCGACCGCCGCCTGATCGATCGAGGCGATGCCATTCTTGACCAGCGAGGTCCAGACCTCCACCTTGATCGACTGGTCCTCGGGAGTTTCCATCCCGGGCCAGTGCCATTCCATGTCGGTCTGGCCCCACAGTTTCTGCATCACATAGTCGAAGATGGCGTGCTTGAGGAATTCCAGCCGTGGCTTCACGCCCCTTTTCTGGGTGTTCTGCGAGTTGATCTGGCTGAATTCCTTGGTCTCCGACGGGGACTGCACGGCCGACACTCTGGGGGTAATACCCAAATCCATCGGCGTTTTTTCAAACGCCATGGTCACCTCGGCGGCGAGTACCTGGTCAAACTGGTCCGCGAGGTTGATGGTCTTCTGCGGATCGATTTTCGACCCCGGCGGCAGCACGATGACCTTGTGTTTGTACGACTGATCGCCGGCGATGTTGTTCAGTGCCCGCTGCAGTTGGGCGATCTGCTGTGGGGTGGAGATGTCCGGGCCCGGCGTGACGTACACCGCGGGGATTGTGCCCTCGGTGTAGAATTGCATGGCGTAAATCTGCCTACGCAATCCCGTGGCCACCGGAATCAGCGCCCGTTCCAGGTTGGAGAACCCGTACGGCGTCCAGGACCGCTGGGTGAACGGCAGATACAGCAACTGGTCGCCGCGGAACTCGTCGACCAGTGTCGTGGTCATGCCCTCGTCGTCGGCGAGCATCGGCGTGGACAGGTCCACCCGTGGCACGCCCCACAGATACTGCTGGTAGGCGGGGTTCGGGGGCTTCGGGGTGCCGCCGCGGGTGTCCAGCAGCGGGCGGATCGTCGAGCCGTCCAGGATGTCCAGGCTGGCCAGATTCGACCCGAACGGGCCGTGCCCCTTGGCGCGCGTGGGATGCAGATACAGGCTCGGCGCGTCCAGGACGAACAGGTCCTCCAACAGGGCCTTCATCCAAGACGTCCAGGTCGGGTACTGCAGGTCCGGCTGGTACCAGAATTTGAGTGCCTCGGCGCGACGACGCGCGAAATCGTCCTGGGCCGACTGGTTGCCGTGCATCGCCAGTTCGGCTTCCTTGGTGGGCACGATGTCCCAGTCGGTGGAGACCACTTCCTGGATGCACATCTGGATTGTGGCCCGCACGACGCTATACAAATCGGCGAAGCTGCGCAGGGTGGCGAACGTCGCGATTTTTAGACCCTCGGTGCCGGGCGTTCCCGTCGGCAGGTTCCAGCCGACGTTGTACTCCCAACGCCGGGGCGCGGGCCGGTCGGCGCCGGCTTCCGGCTCGTCGATTCCGGAGGGGTGAATGGGTTCCTGGGGACCGAACTGGCCGGTGAGGAACCGGTGCGGATCGCGCGGCAGACCGACGTTGCCGCCGCTTTGGTATCCGGACTGCTGGTACTGCAGCGCCAGCGGGGACAGTCCCCCATAGCTGGCACCGCCCTGACTCATCTCGGAGGCGCGCGAGCCGATGCCACGGGCGATCGAAGACAGGGAATTCGCCATCAACCTCCCGTCAGGTATCGATGATGCCGAGCTGTTCGGGCCAGATCACCCCGCCCGGCTGATGCCATTCGTCCTGGCGCCAATACTCGACCTCGACGACGCGGTCACCCTCGGAGGTGCGCTCGCTGCGGCGCTTGATCCGGCGGCAGGTGCGCAGGTGCACCCCGCCACAGTGCTCACAGGCCCGGCGCTCGAAGTTGGTCTGGCCGAACTCGTCTTTTTCCAGCAGCGCCGCGCGGTCCTCGTCGGTGAGCTCGGTTTCGGTGTCGGGTTCGATCCACTCGCCGAGTTCGCTCACGGCGTCTCCCCCACCGTCGGCACGCCGGCCTTGCCCGCCAGGGTGTGCATGGTGGCGACCAGGGTGTCCACGGCGTCGGCGTTCAGTGTGGCGTCCGGGAACAGCACCTGGATCGAGTAGACGATGCCGATCAGGGCGGCGCGGGCCTCGGCCGGGGAGCTGATCGCCACCCCCTCGTCCTGGAAACTGTCGCGGATGTAGGCCGTCCACTGGTCGCGCTGGCCGACCGACATACGGGTGTAGGTGTGGTCGGTGAAGCACTCCAGCCGATCGAGCAGCGCGCGGGCCTCGGCACTGATCACGAGAGTCCTCCCTACGGCATCGCGTGGATCAGCGCGGGCAGCGCCATGAACAGCAACCCGATCGGCAGGAGGAAACCCGCCGGCACGTAGGCCGTGCGCACACCGGAGATGATCTCAGCCAGGGCCAACACCCCGAAGCAGATCACCGCGCACAGCAGGAGAGCAAAGTCCATCAGGAGTAGACCTCCAACCAGGGATTGAGCTCGGCGTCGTCGATGTAGTCGGCGGATTCGTCCGGGTCCAGGTAGACCGATCCCCAGTCGAGTTCGGCGTTGACGGTGCGCACGGGCACGGGTACGGCCACCCCCTCGGGGGTCTCGACCCACTCCTGCTCGGCCGGCGGCTCGCTGCGCGGCACCCGGGCCAGCTCGCGCGGCAGTCCGGCCACCGCCAGGCTTACGGCGTCGGGCAGGTCGTCGTGCAGGGATTCCAGCCGGGCGCCGATGCGCAGGCCGCCGGTCGGGGTGGGCTGCGCGGTGATGCCGCCGAGCTGCTTGAGCATTTCGGGATGGTTGGGCAGCACCAGTTGCCGTTCGGTCAGCAGGATGCGCACCCGGCCGTAGGCGTCCTCTTTGGACACCATCGTCGTCGGGGTGGAGCGCACGTTGACCAGTCCCCCGAGCCGGCGACCGAGCTCCTCGCTGGGAAACGCCCCGACGCCGGTCGTCTCCGTGCGCACGGACAGCGACCAGTTCTTGGCCAGGGCCTCGACCTCGGCGACCTGCAGGCCGTAGCGCCGGCGCGAGGTCTCCGCCCAGGGCACGATGACGATCGAACGGCCGTTGTAGCCGTGGTCGTCGAGCAGTCCGGCCAAGGCCACGGCGTGCGCGTCCTGTCGTCTGCCCCAATCCAGGCCGCAGCTCACGGGCATCCGTTCGCCGTGCCGGCGCATCTCGAAGTCCGCCACACAGGCCATGAGGTCGGTGTGGTCGAAATAGGCGTCGCCGGAGGCGATGAACTGCCCTTCGTATTCGGCCTGAAACCGCAACGGAGACATGGTCGCCCGCGCGGCCTCGATGACGGACTCGGAGATCCAGTGCGCGTCGGCGAGTTTCCAGTGGAACGTGGCGATGTGGTCGTGGTGGGGATCGCGGCCTTGCATCGCGAAGGTGAAGAAACTGCCGGCGTCGCCCCAGGGGGATGAGGCCAGGATGATCCGGGCGTTCGGACGGGCCGCGGTGGTGGGCAGCGCCGCCGAGAGCAGCAGGTCTTCACTGACGAACGCGGCCTCGTCCACCAGCAGCAGGTCCACGCTCCAACCACGCACCTGGCGTTCGGAGGCGGGCACCGAGCGGATCTCGCTGCCGTTGGCCAGCACCACCCGGTGTTGGGTCTCGTCCACCACGGCGCCGGCCAGCAGCGCGTGGGCGCAGATGTCACGGATCATGCGCAGCAACCGGCCGGCAGCCTCCTCGCCGGCGGAGACCAGCAGCACCATCTGCCGGGGCCGGCGGAACGCCCAGTGGATGGCCTTGAGGCTCAAAGTTTGGGATTTGCCGCACTGCCTGGGCGAGACGATGCAGGTGTGGCGTTTGTCCAGCCGCATGGCATCGAGCTGCCAGGACGTGCGCGGGTAGCCGAGAATCCGGCAGAACAGACCGAAGTCGTTGCGGGCCGCGCGCACGTCCTCGCGCTTAGGAATCGTCGGCATCGTCGGACCACAGCTTGGTCAGATCCACACTGGTCCGAGCAACATCCGCCTGAATCCGGGAGAAGCTCAACGGGTCCAGACCCAGCTTGGAGCGCAGATTCATGGCCAGGGTCTCCTCGCGGTGCAAGCGCTCCATCGCCGAAGAGACCCGCTTGGTCATCGTGACGCGCTTCTTGCCGGTGTAGGTCTCGTCTTCCTCTTCCTCGGTGTGCACCCGCTCGCTCATGGCGTCCTCCACGCCCTGAACGCCGTCGAACTGGTTGAGGAAATCGGTGAGCAACTCGATGCGGGCCTCGGCCCGGAACAATGCCTTGATCGAGGACCGGTACATGGGGTTGTCCAGGTGCGGCGGCCAGCCCTCGGAGGTGCGGGCCTGGTGTTCGAGCTGCTCGGCCAGGGGTCCGAAGCGCCGCGGGGAGTTGGCGCCGTGCACCATCGACAGTGTGTGGCCCTTTTTGAACGGCTCCCGTTGGCCAGGGAAGGCCGGGGTCCACTCACCGGTCGTCGAGTCGACGCCCGAGTCTGGCGTATCGCCCACAAACCTCCCTGTGTGATACTGGGTCCAGCCCGGCGGAGCGGGCGCCTCTCGGGTGGAACCACGCAAGTGGCCGTAGATAGCGACCCCCGCCGGGCCCTTTCATGTCTGGCGCCCCCGCCCGGATTTGAACCGGGGTCTTCGCGCCGGGGCCACTCCGTGTCAGGCGGTTCGCCACCGTGCGCGCCGGCGGCTGGGGACTCGAACCCCGCGGCTGCGACGTCCTGGGCCGCTGGACGACAGGGGCGACGACGCACCGACGGGCTGTGTCATCTGGTTGACGACGGCGATAACCTGCGGGCATGTCGACCGGCGTTGCCGTGCTCTGCGTGCTGCTGACGGCCGCGGCGGTGCATATCGGCATCGGGCACGCGGCGTTCGTTCGGCTGCGCCGCCGAGCCGCTGACCTCGCGCTGCACCCCCGCCAGGCCGATGATCTCGCGCTACGCGCACGCGATGCGGAGAAACCGAGAGGCTAATGCGGTATCTCGGCTTGGGGGACGTGCATTATACCCCCCGGTACCGGGCCTGGCAAGCACCGAGCTCACACTGTGACCGAGCCGTAACGTAGCCCTGGCGTTTGCATGTGCACAACCTACCGACATAACACTACTTATGTCGGTGTGTTGCATTAGCAAACGTCTCCATAGGACACGCGCGGCAACCTGGCATCTCGCACTGTTAGCCCAGCTCAGAGGGCAGGCTTAGCGATCACCATTGGTGCTCCATTGTGGACACTCCACAACGGACACTCTATAGGGGACGCCTCTACTGTGGACGCTCCATACAGGACGCCTCTACAAGGGACGTCCACGGAGGACACGTCCACCGTGGACCCGAGCTCGGCAGTATGTCCGATATACCCTATTCCACTGTGGACGCCTCCACTGTGGACATGCCGGATATGTCCACTTCCGAGTCCACATATTGTGACTCCGGTCACAGTAGGGTAGTCCGTTCTATCCGAATCATCCCCACCGATGTGCCCCAGGTCACACCCCCAGTTCTCGTTTCCGCAGTTCACGCCTGTTGCGCTTCACAACAGGGAGGCGTAGTGTCGCTGTTGTTCGGCCAACGGGGGCCGAGCGGGACGGCCGGAAGGGATCCGGACGGGCGAGCGAAAGGGACGCTCGCGAGCGGACCCGCACGACGCGGGAAGAGGGAAGGCAGCAGACACAAGACACAGACTCCGGACCCACACAAAGAACGTGCATCGCGTGGCGCTGGACCGAGTAAGGCGGAGCATCCTCCGCTCAAAGGTCCCTCGACAAATTCTCGCTAGGGGCAGGCACCGACCGGAAGCCAAAGCCTCGACGCGGGCGGACACGCGACACACTCGGTAGCCGCGCAGCAGCGGTCCGAGCGGCCCTAGGGGCATCATATTTGCTGATGATCAATCCTCTCTCACTTGGGTTGATCATGCACGGTCGGATGATCACTTATCCACCCGTGCGTGGTCACACTCGCACGATCACTCACGATCGCGCGGGATCCGAGCGAAAGGGAACGGATCATGATTGTGGTCACGCTGAACAGCGCGCCGGTCGCTCGGTTCACCAACCGAGCTCGGATGCAAACATGGTTGTTGGCCAGCGGTCGAGTCACCACACGCGGCGGATTCAAAACACACACGTTCGCCAGCGAAAGCGACGCACCATGGCGACACCTCAACCGCGTCCCGCTAGACCCGACCGGCGCACCCACGCGCCGAACCTACGGACGCAACGTGTTAGCGCACACCAGCGAAGCAAACAAGCGCGCACGGACCAGTGAGCACCCGGTCGCGCGACGCGCTAAGGGTCGCTTGTGGGAGTGAGCGAATGACCAGTGTGGCGAACGGATACACGCCGTTCACCGCGCTGGCCATTAGGCCAACTCCACCCGAGAGAAAGAACCGATCATGGCGGAAGTCACCGATACCGAGATCATCACGATGCTTCAGACGGTTTTCGCTACGGAAGACGATTGGGACCTCTCCCGAGAGGCCAACGTTTCCGAGCGATACGTCTCCCAGCTCAACGGCAGACGACCCATAAAGCACGTCCGTAACTGCGGCTACCCGTCTGGCGGCGTGTGTCGCTACGTCACCCCGTGACCAGCCTGGCGGACAGACTCATTACTCCGTCCGCCGTACTGGCTACTGAGCAACCAGCTAGCTGCTCTTCGACCCGAGAGACAGGACAAGATCATGGCCGAGAAGGTCAACAGGCACGACGCAGACAACAGCAGAGACCCGTTGTTTCGCACCGCTGACCGTGTGCTGATCCGCGACGGACTGCGCGTGTGGGACTACGACCTCAAGCCTGGCTCGGTGGACTTCACCGGATCGTCACTGTTCGATTCGCCGTATTGGAACGGCTGGTTCAACGTCATCACCGACGACGGTCAGCACAGTCTCATGAACGGTGAACGGCTGTGCACCAAGCACCCGACCACGGGTGAGGCACCGTCGCCAGCGCCGGACAAGCTCTGCGACTACTGCGACCAGCCTGCCGAACGGATCAGCAAGGACAGCGGCGAGCCGCTGTGCAAGGCGGATGCGCGCGACCAGTACGAAAACTGGCGCTACGACACGACTGTGCTCACCCCGCACACGCTGAAGAAATACAGCCGAGCCTGACCGCTTGTGTCGTGTCCGGACCGTCCGGACACGGCACTGGCCGCCAGGCCAATTCCACCCGAGAGAAAGAGACGATCATGGCATTCGAGAACGAGGAGCCCGCATCGCTGTCGATCTGCGAAGACTGCCTTCAGATCCTCGCCAATGGCGAGATCAACGACGGCACGAACCGTGGCGAGAAGTGCGCAGCGGCCATGGCCGAGAAGTGGGGCGACATTCACATCACGCTCGGCACCCTGGAGCACAACGACGGGTGCAAGCGGGAGACCGACAGTGAGTGCGACTGCGAAGACCTGGGTTTTCGCACGTCGGACTGCGACGGTTGCGGCTCATCTTTCCATGGTGACCGTCACGCGGCGACCGCATGGATTCCGAAGACCTCCACCAACGCCTGACCGCTTGTGTCGTGTCCGGGCAACCGGAAACGGCACTGGCCGCCAGGCCAATTCCACCCGAGAGAAGGACAACGATCATGAAAGAACTCAACGACCTCATGGAGTTCGATCACGTGATCCGAGTGCACACGGACGGCAGTATCACCGAACCATCCGGAGTGCACGCACCGGAAATCATCGTGGACACGGACGATGACGGTCAGATTCTGAACGCGCACGAAAAGCAAATGATCCGAAACGTCCGCGCTCAGGGCTGGTCACTGCTGACCGGATACACCGGACAGCACGGCTACCGGGGACCAATCATGCACCCGTCGGAATTCATCGGCGGACGGCTCGAAAAGGACATCCGGACCACACCGGGTCTCTACGTCGCGGTCATCGTCACCACGCTGGACGCTGCTGACGACAGGGACGACGTCGCCGGATGGGCCGTTGCCCACCAAGAAACCACCTGACCGCTTGTGTCGTGTCCGGACAACCGGAGACGGCACTGGCCGCCAGGCCAATTCCACCCGAGAGACAGGACAAGATCATGAGCGCATGGGTGACCGGTCACAACCTGACCGGATACCTACCGGAAAGCGACACGCACGCCTACTCCGAATGGAAAGACGCGCGTGACGTGCTGATCGCGAACATGCAGGAGTACGCGGACCGAGATGACGAGGCCGCATACGACCACCTGTCCGCGACCGCTCGCCGCGAAGACTACCCAGACTTCGAGAACAGCGGGTACGGGGACGACGAGCCGTCGATGCGTGCACAGGTCGACGCAGTTCTTAAGGACGACGGACCACAGGAAGGCCAGAACTTCGGCGCGATCATCGAGGACAACGACGAGCGAAACATCACGTTCTGGCTGTGGTGGGAAGAAGACAGATGGCCAGATGACTGGCACTGGCAATGGTGTGCCAACGACCTCGACATCTCAACTCACTTCTACGCCGAGGACGACGCAGCCGAGGCGCGACTGTGGGTCGAGGACGGCACGCTAATCGTCGCATTGGAACGCCAGAACGACGGTTGGCACGTCAGCGGTTCGGACAGCTACCACTGGACCGAGGACGCGCGGACGTTCCGTAAGCCTACAGACTGGACCATGCCGAAAGCCTGACCGCTTGTGTCGTGTCCGGGCAACCGGAGACGGCACTGGCCGCCAAGCCAATTCCACCCGAGAGAAGGACAACGATCATGCACAAATACGTACCGCGCCGGCAATCCAAACGCTGGCGGAACGGGGACTGCCCAGACGGGGTGCTGGCAATCTACGACGCTGGCCCGGAGACCTTCGACCGGTACACCGTGTTCTACGCCGAACCGGTCACCGGGACCACGTACGCGAACATGTGGCTCAGTTACCGAGGCATGTCCAAGCACCCGACAAGTCCACAAGGATTCGGCTGCGCCGGCGAGATGGAGGCGCACAAGGTCGCCGCGTATCGGTATCGGGTCAGGCACCAGGCGTGCCGCTGGACCGACCTCCCGGACGAGGTGCGCGAACTCGTCAAGCGCGACCTGGCCGACCGCGAGGAAGCGAAGCAAACCTGACCGCTTGTGTCGTGTCCGGACAACCGGATGCGGCACTGGCCGCCAAGCCAATTCCACCCGAGAGACAGGACAACGATCATGAAGGACGAGCAGCTCACCCAGGTCCTGGACGGAGTCGCCACGGTCGTCAATTCCGGACCGCAAACCGGTTGGATCGAAGGCCGGGTCACCGGCCACCAGCACCCCAACAACCCCAACGCGCATCTGTGGGGCGACTGGGCGGACGACACGTCCAGCGAGTGGCGGTTCAACAACCGCAAGCCGCAAGAGCGGAAGTGCGCCTACGGCTGCACGCAGTTCCGCGCATGGACGGGACCGTTCGCTGAAGACAGCGTCCCGCACCTGCGAACGGCGCTGAAGCACCTCCGTCAAGCCCTCCGGATCGAGAAGTCGGACGACCAGTGGGGGCTGGCGCTGCCGATCCGCAAGATCCGCGATGACCTGGAAGAACTGATCGCGCGAATCGACAACCTGGAGGTCTGATCCCTGACCGCCAGCGTGGTGGACGGACGAGCTCCGTTCGCCGCGCCGGCCGCCAGGCCGAATCCACCCGAGAGACAGGACAACGATCATGACGAGCGACTACGCCTGGATCGTCGACAGCACCCGCACGCCCAACGAGGACGACACGGGAACCGTCGAGGACACCGAGTACAGCCGCAACGGCACCATGGGGCCGCGCACCGCACCGGCCGACCTGCTCGCCCGGCTGAAGGCCGGCGAGGGCCGGAAGTGGCGGACACTGGTTGACGTCGACTACGCGGGACACCCCGAGGAGCCTCGCGTAATCCACATCGGCCGGTACCTGGACCGAGGTGAGGACAGCGACGCCGAAGCGGAGTTCGGTCCGCTGGACGACCTCTCCCAGCCGGACTCCGGATGCGTCGACATCCAGTACCAGAACGACCAGGGCAAGTGGGAAACGCTCTGACCGCCAGCGTGGTGGACGGACGAGAGCCGTTCGCCGCGCCGGCCGCCAGGCCGAATCCACCCGAGAGGAGAAACAATCATGCGTCGTTGCAGCCCTGTTCACGCCACGGCGGAAATCGTGACGGTGCGGAACGACAACGACATCCGCATCGGCACGGTGACCAAGGTCGAACCTTACGGGTCACCGACTCCGCAGTACCTGACGCAGGCGCACGACTGGGACGGAGAGCACCCCGACCCGGCGGATCGGTACGACCCGATCACCGTGGGTGTGTTCGACGACCCGGACATGGCATTTGGTGAGATCGAGCGCCGAGCACGCAAGGAACAGGCGCCGGAAACGTTCTGCCCCGGGCATGAAAGTCTCGACGGCGCCCACATGGGTGAGTCCGTCTACTGCGACGGGTCATGCGTCAAGGGCTGACCGCCAGCGTGGTGGGCGGACGAGTTCCGTTCACTGCGCCGGCCGCCAGGCCGAATCCGAGAGGAGAACGATCATGACGCTGAGAGCACTGCTTGACGAGCTTCAGTACCTCGTCAAGCAGAACCCACGTAACGCCGACCGCACCGTCATCGACGTGCAGTCCGGCTACGAGCTGTCCTCGGTCAACGTCGAATCGGACGACGAGGGTGACTGGGTGCTGCTGGAGTTCGCCAGAGACTGACCCTGACCTGACCACCAGCATGGCACCCAGTGGTGTCCGACACCCTGGGTACCGTGCCGGTCGCCAGGACCGATACCACCCGAGAGGAGACACGATCATGGACATGACCGAGCTCAAGAACCTGTCCCTATACGAGCTGGACAACATCGCTGGACTGAAGGTGGGCAGCGACGCGGACACGCCCAAGGGCAAGCAGATCCTGGAGGGTCTGCGGGACGCGATCGTGGAGGCAAGCGACTACGACCGGTGGGACGTACCACGGGGGCGTGCGGAGGTGATCCACGAGCTGGTGGACAGCCTCGTCCCGATCTACACCACGGACCGCGTCAAGGAGTTCGCGATCATCGCGGAGTGCTGGCACCTCGACCTGGAGGGCTTCAACGCCTACGCCGGCGCGTTCGACTTCGGCCAGCTCGACGTCTATCACATGGACAGCGAGACCACGGCGGTCGTGGAGATCGGCCGCGCGCTGTACCTGGCCTACACCCAGGCCATCCAGAACGTGCTGAAGTGGGTCGAGGAAAACCAGCCGGAGGACGAAGACGAGGACGAGGACGAGGACGAGGGCTGACCGTCAGCGTGGTGCACGGACCTGTGCCGTTCACCGCGCCGGCCGTCAGACCAACTGTAGGGCCACCCGAGAGGAGAAGATCCACCATGGCAAGCGAGGGTGCCGAGTTCGACGCTGTGATCGAGAGCGTGGACCGGCTCAACAACAGCGCCAACGGCAATCCGCGATACCGCGTACATCTGCGCGGTGGCGACGTGCTTCAGACGAAGCCGGACGCGGCGATCAACTATGGGATCTCGAACAGCGACGTCCACAACGTACCTGTGCGGATCACGACGGACGGCAAGAACCAGATCACCTACGTCACGAAAGAAGGCGAGCACATCTAGTCTCTGACCGCCGGCGTGGCGCCCGAGGTCACTCGGGTACCGCGCCGGCCGCCAGGCCGATTCCACCGGAAACAAGGAGACACGATCATGGGTCAGCCGATTCCACCCGAGATGGGGAGAACGATCATGGGTCAGGACACCCGTGTGCTGCTGGGTAACGCCCTCGCCATGGTCCGCCAAGCACGCAAGATCGAAACGGAAAACAGCGATGAGTGGGGTCTCGCCGGTTCCATTAATGACATCGAAAGAAAACTGCACACCCTGACCGAGAAGATGGACAACGGCGAAATCTAATTCCACCCGAGAGGAGAACGATCGTGGACGGGGAACCCTCGATCCAGGTTTGGAAACACCCCGAGATGGACATCCTGCGTGTCCAACTCGACGGAGACGAGATCCGCGAGGTGAATTTCGCGCGGTTCGAATATGGCGACCCTGTGAACGACGTCCCGGACGACTGGATGCTGCTCGCTCCGGTCGCCACATCCCGCGAAAACACCGAGAACGAGAATGGGGACGAACCCCAACATGGGGCACGCGCGGCCTGCCGAGTGTGCGATCTGGACATCGAATTTGGGTACGGAGAGTGGATCGACCGCGGGGGTAACAAGCGATGCGCGACCGGCGGGGGTGCCAAGTACGACGTGGACGGCAACCCCATCCCTCTGCCCGACACACCGCATGTCCCACTCAAGGACTGACCGCCAGCGTGGCGGATGGGGTACCAGCTCCGTCCACCGCGCCGGCCGCCAGGCCGATTCCACCCGAGAGAAAGACAACGATCATGACTACAACCGAACCGCGTGCGCCGTCGGACATCGCGACGGCACTCGGTGACCTGTTCGCTGAGCAGGGTGTTCGGGCGCGCGTCGTGGGTGCGAACACGGGTGCGGCCATCAGCCGGTACAACATCGCGTTGTCGCCGGGTGAGCGGCCGGAGAGCGTGCTCAAGCTGCTGCTAACCATCCAGTACACGCTGGGCACGCCCCAGGTCCGGATTCAGGTGCCGGTGCCGGGTCATCCGCTGATGGGGATCGAGGTGCCGAACGCCGAGCGGGTGACCGTGAAGCTCACGGACATTGACATGCGGGGCCAGCCGCGGCTGAGTGTGCCGTTGGGGCCGAACATCGATGGTGGTCCGCAGGTGGCCAACCTGGCGGACATGCCGCACCTGTTTCTAGCGGGTCAGACCGGCAGCGGTAAGAGCAACTGGTTGACGGCGGCGCTGTGCACGCTGTTCATGCGCAACCTGCCGGAAGACCTGCGGGCGCTGTTGATCGACCCGAAGATGGTGGAGTTCACGCCGTACCGAGGGCTGCCCCATCTGCTGCGTCCGCCGGTAACCGACCCGAACGAGGCGGTGCGGGCGCTGAAGCAGCTCTGTGAGGAGATGGATCGTCGCTACGAACGCATGTGCGCCGCTGGCGTGCGTGACCTCGACTCCTACAACGCTCTGCCGGGTGTGGCGAGGATGGCGCGTATCGCGGCGGTGGTGGACGAGATCGCCGATCTGATGGCCGTCGCCGGTAAGGCCGTGACGAACTACGTGCAGCGTGCCGGACAGAAGGCGCGAGCCAGCGGTATCCACCTGGTGCTGGCCACGCAGCACCCGTCGCGGAAGATCCTGCCGGGCGAGATCAAGACAAATGTGCCGGCGAGGTTGGCGTTCGCGTTGCCCCAGGCGGTGGATTCCCGGATGGCTCTCGACCGTCCCGGGGCGGAAAGTCTGCTCGGTGCGGGTGATGGGTTGTACTGCGCACCGAACGGCTCAATGGTGCGGTTCCAGGCACCGTACGTGACGGATGCCGAGCGGGATTACTTCATCGAGCGCGTACTGAAGCGGGATGCCCCGCAGGTCGCTCAGCGGCCACCATTGCGCGTGGTCAGTTAGGGAAGGGGGAGCCATGGAGATCAGCAAGGAGGAGTTGGGGCAGCTCATCGTCGGCTATGCCGAGATCGGTGACATGTACGAAGAGCTGCTGGGCAAGCGAGTCACGCTGTCGCTCATCCGGCGCTTGATGAATCATCCCCGAGCTCCCGGACGCATTCCGGGCCTGGCCACGGCGGTGTTCCTCCGCAGCGAGGCACGAGAATGGATTCTCACCGACCGGCCGGCAGGCAAGCACCTGGGACCGCGCAAGGGGTAGTCGAATGGCCCCGGAGCGGGCGGAGCGTGCCTCGGATGTATCGCTCGACGCCTGCTCTACGGGGCCACTCGTCCCACCATGGACAACCTGAGCGTGACAGTCGTGTTCGCGCTGCTCAAGGGACTTTCGAGGGATGACCTCGACGTTGGGTGCGGGTGGGCTCTTGAGCGTGTTGGATCGCTCGGTTGAGCACGTCTCCGACGCGGTAGCGAGGCGTACGGCGTGGATCGCGGGGGTGGGGTTCGTAGGTGGCCAGTCGATCGCGAGCGGCCCACTGGCGGATGGTGGCGGGTTTGACGGGTAGACCCAGCGCGGTGAGTCCACGGCCGATGGCGGTCGCGGTGGCCAGTTCGTCGGCGAGAACGTCGCGGAGCTGTGCCTGGCGGGCGGCGACGTCGATGTCCTGCCCGCAGGTGCAGCGGAGCTGGGCGCGGCCGGCGCGGGCGTACAGGACGGTGTCGCAGCCGGGGCAGCGGCCGAGGCAGATGGTGTCCTCGGGGAGGTCGATGGCGGCCCAGACGCGGCCGACCACGGACAGGATGCTGGTGTGCATGTCGCCGGCGGCGGGGTGGGCGGCGAGCAGGGTGGGGTAGCGACTCATCCACGCGGCGGCGCCGGCGACCGTGCGCCAGGCGGGGCGTAGGTGGGTGTTCACGCGGGCGAGTTCGCCTGCCCAGAGCGCGACGGTGCTGGCCATGACGGTCCAGGTTTCGGCCGCGCGGGGGTCGTGCGGCAGGGGTTGGGCGTGCCCGGAGCCGAACAGTTTGATCTTTTCGTACGCTCCGACGGGGCTGGGTCGCCGGGTCATGGTCAGCGCGAGGTCGGCGGCGAGACCGTGTTCGCGCCGGCCGTCCACGTCGGTGACCGCGAGCGAGCGCAGTGCGGCTACCAGCTCGTCGCGTGAGCCGCCGCAGAGCATGGTCTCGGTGGGTCGGTCGCAGTCGGCGGCGGCGCAGACCTGGTGGGTCATGGGCTCTCCCCTCAACTCGTGTAGCAGTCGGCCCAGTTGCGACCGGAGCCGGAGACGTCGGCGTGCACGGTGATCGGACGGCTGGCGCCGGGTGGGGCCCACTGGAAGGTCATGGCCTTGAGCACTTCGGCGGCGACCTCGTCCACGTCGTTCTCGGGGACTTCCAGCACGACCTCGTCGTGGACCTGAATGCGGATCATGCGTGCGATGTCGTCGGGCAGCCGCAGTAGGCATTCCATCATCAGATCGCGGGCGGTGCCCTGGCCCATCAGCGCGGGTGCCTGGGTGTGGGCGCGGGCGGGGTTGCAGCGCATGAGCCGGCCGAAACCGTTGTCGAGCACACCGTGGCTGCGGGCCAGGTCGCGGACGTGCTCGCGCCAGGCGACTAGGCCGGGGAAGCGTTCGCGCATGGTGTGGTCGAACTCGGCGGCCACGTGCTCGGGTACGCCGGCGTTGCGAGCGAGTCCGTCCAGACCCATGCCGTAGTTCCAGCCGTGTCCGATGGCTTTGGCGTCCTGCCGGCGGCTGGCATCACCCCAGACCATGCGCGCGACCTCGGTGTGGGAGTCCACGCCGGGTTCGAACAGGCTCAGATAGGCCGGGTCCTGGCAGTGGGCGGCAACCGCGCGAGCGTCGATCTGGGACAGGTCGGCGGCGAGCAGGAGGTTGCCGTCGTCGGCGCGGAAGACGGCACGCTCGGCCACGCGACCGCCGCGCTTCCCGAACACGGTCAGTCCGGGCTTGGTCACCGACCACCGGCCGGATGCCTGGTACATGGTGATCTGGGGGTGCACGCGACCGTCGGCGTGGGTGTGTTCCAGGGCGGTGGCGTACACGGTGCGGGCGCCGGCCATGTCGGCGACCGCGTCGCAGAGCTCGGCCACCTCGCCGCCGTATTTGCGGGCCAGCTCGCGCATCCCGTCGCCACCGAAGCTGTAGGCGCCCTTGTCGGTGCGGGGCAGGTCGGCGTCGTCCACGCCGAGGTCGGCGAAGGCGGCCACGAGTGCAGCTTTGCCTTCCTTGGTGGCGTGGGCGGACTCGACGGGTTTGCCAGCGGCGTTGACCGTGGGCAGGCCGTAGCGCTGGGCGAGCCGGCGGGTGAGGTCGGCCTTGCGGTTGCGGGTGCGCCAGTAGCGGTCCTGCAGCAGGGGCATGTCCACGGCCAGACCGGCATCGGACATGATCGCGGCGATGGCGGCCACACGGTGTTCGCGCCAGACGTAGTCGCGCAGGTGTGGGGCTTGGGCGTCGGCGAGTGCCCGGGTGGCGTCCACGTCGCCGCGCAGGTAGGCGCGGTACCGGGGGTCGTCGACCGGGATGGCGTCATAGCCGCCGTGGTGTTTGGCGAGTTCGTCGAGTCGGTCCGTCTTGCCGGGTAGTCCGCGGCGCTCGGCGATGGCGTTCAGGCGGTAGCGCGCGGCGGCGCGGGCCACGGCGTTCGGCCGTTCGTCGACCTCCGGTGGATCGAGTACGGCTTCGGTGACCATGGTGTCCAGAACGCGCCGACAGCGGGTCAGTTCCAACAGGTCGATCGAGCCGGGTGCGACGGCGTCCAGCACGGGCAGGTCGAAGCTGATCAGGTTGTGTCCAACCAGCAGCTCGGCGTTGCCGGCGGCGTGGGCCACGGCGGGGATGTCGGTGGTGTCGTAGTACGTGCCGTCCGCGTTGAGACCAGCCAGGCGGACGAACGCCCGGGGGTCGGTGTCGTAGCGATCCTTCTTGGCATCGCCGGTTTCCAGGTCCAGCACAATCGCTACCGGCGCGCGAGGTGGCGCGGTATCCAGCACGGCACTGTCGACTTCCAGCGCCTGGGCCTTGATCATTTCTCGTCGGGGAGCATCCGGCTCTGATGACTCTGTGTGACCATTGGAGTTGATCAGTTGTTGATCATGGGTTCCAGAGGTTCCAAAGTTCGCCGTTCCCCATAGGGAAAAGCCCTGTTGATCTCGTGATGCAAAATCTGTGGGGAACGACAACTTTGGAACCTCTGGAACTTCGCAGGTCAACAGATCAACTTTAGTTCTCGCTGAACCGACCATCTCCCGGTTATCCACAACCTGTGGATAACTCCCCTCGTCATGATCATCTCGGAAGCGCAGCCCCATCCAGGCCCAATAAGCGGATGGAATGTCACTCGTGGTGACTGCTCCCGGCCGAGCGGGACGCTGCGACAACCCCTCCTGTCGCTTGATCTTGCGGCGTTTGACTCCGCGTCCGGTGATCTCCGAGTGGCCCTCCAGTCGACTGGTCAGCAACTGCTTGGACCAGGGCCGGTGTCCCTGTCCGGTGAGGTACTCGTTGATGTCGTCGAGCAGCTCGGACGACATGACGTGCCGGTTCGCGTCGAAGATCATCCGCTCGTCGAGCCAACCCCAGATCAGGTCCGCACCGGCCCGCCACTCCCGGGTGTCGGCCAGCACACGCTCGGGATGGGTGGGCATGACCTTGCCGGCCGCGTACCACTTCCGGGCACCGTCGACCAACCACGCCAACACGGCTTCGTGCTGGCCGGTCTCGCCAAGCCGGATGCGCTCCCGCAGGCCCGGATCGCCACGGCGGTCGTGCTCGCGCACCAGCTCGGCCTCCCGCCCGCGGAACCGATAGGGAAACCGCAGCGCGGCCAGTCGGCGCCAGGTGCCGTGGTCGACCTCCTGGACCACGGGCAGGTAGTTCGTCGACAAGAACAGCGAGTGCGTCGCGGCGAAGGTGATCGGATCGCGGCGCATCCGCCGGGCGGTGATGGTGGGCGTGCCGATCAGGGCCTTGAGCTTGACCACCTCCAGCCGCCGCGCCTCCGGAGTTTCCTCCAGCAGCGCCAGCCGCGCCCCGTGGAAATCCATCAACTCGGTAGGTACCGAGTCCGACGACGCCAGCAGCGCGCGGTGCGAGACATCCAGGAAGAACCCGCCCAGTGCGCCCCGCAGACCCGTCATGACCGTAGTTTTGCCGTTCTCACCCCCGCCGACCTGGACCAACAACGTGTCGTCCGGGGTCATGTGGCCGGTGGCGGCCTGTCCCATCCGCACCTGGTACCACTCGTGGACGTCGTCGGGCACCGCGGCCAGCGCCGCGTCCCAGTCCGCGTGGGCGGCACCGGGGACGTAGTCGCATCCGGCGATCTTGGTCATCAACAACTCGGGGTCGTGCGGCGACAGTTCGCCGGTGCGCAGGTCGACCACGCCGTTTCTGACATTGAGCAGGTCCGGGTGGGCATCGAAGTCCTCGGCCCGTGCACGGACCCCGTCCATGCCCTGGCACAGCTCGATGAGGTTGCCGAGCTTGGTTTTGTTGCCCAGGGCGCTGACCTTCTTGACCAGGTCCGCGTCCCCGCCGGCGGCGACAACGCTGCCGTGCAGCCAGATCACGTACTGGCGGACGTCGTCCACGACCACCGAACGGTCCACGGTCTTCCAGCGCGCCCCGTCCCAGGCCATCCATCCCAGTCCCGACGACCAGCGAAACCGCCCGGCCAGACGCTGCACATGGATACGCTCGACGAACCAGCCCTCCAGCAGACCGAGGCTGTTCAGCGCCGGCGGACGCTCAGCCACGGAGTCGGTGGCCTCTTCCATCCGCGTGACCGCACCGTCGGCATAGCGCTCCCACACCGAGTTGATCGCCGCCAGGTACTCCTCCCGGCTGAAGGCGTGCCCGGCCTGGTCCTGGTCGATCACGGGCCACACGACCGCGTCCATGTAGGCAATCGCGTCGTCCAGGCGCCAGCCACCCCGGCCCCGCAACGCGGCGGCCAGTTTCATCACGCCGTCGTTACGCCCGCCGGCCAAGGTCGCGGCGACATCCGCCCACGGGCCGGTACGCATGAACTCCTCAATGGAGGCCACGGCCTCGCCCCGTGCCTCGCCGCCGGGCACCACACCCTCGCCGCGGGCCGCACGCACCAACGCCGCCAGCCCCGCGCCGGAGTCGTCCGTGGGCCCCTCGCGACGGAGCCGGTCGACATCCGGCACCTTGCCCCACACATACCGGCGTGGATGACCGTCCACCTTGGACATTCGCACCGTCGGCGGGAGGAACGCGAAGCCCCGGCCTTTGCCGTCCGCGTCCCCGCTCTTGACGTCAATCCCCGCCTTCACGTTGTTCTTCGACCTCACCCCGATCGAGGCGATGAAGGAGTGCACCCCGCCCGAGGGGGTGGCCGCCGCCGCATACGACCGGGGCAGTTCACAGTCCAACTGCGACAGATCGCCGCCGTTGCGCGGGTCGATGTCGATCAGATCGAGTCCGTGCCCCATCACCGCGCACAGCGCCATGCCCGGCTGCCAGGCATCGACGACGGAGGGGTCAGCCGTCGTCTCCTGCCAGTGGTGCGGCAGGGCGAACCCGGTCTGGGCGGTCTCGTCCGGCGCCGCCAGAAACAGCGGAACGCCGGCACGGGCCAGCTCGCGGGCCACGTCCAGAGCATCAGTCACGGCATCGGTCACAAAGCCCTCTCCCTCTGCCCACGGGCGTGTTTGCTCAACGGGTCCGGCAGGCCGGCGTCGTGCACCGCGGTGTAAAGCGCGTGGCGGGTGGCGTCCCCGGCGTGCCGGCCGACCTTCAGCGCGTGGTCCAGCAGCCCGGCGGCCTTCAGGCGCTCGTTGTTCGCCCAGCGCTTGACCGTGGACGCCGACCGGCAGGCCCAGCCCACGCGCTCGTCGTTCTCCGGGCTGCGCTGGACGTAGAACAGCTCGGCGATGAGCGCGCGGGTGACCCGACCTGCTGCGGGCGTGCGCGAGCGCGCGGCGCGGGGCCCGTTCACCCACCGCTCGACCGCCAGGATCGCCGGCAGCGGCGCCCACGCATCAAGCCACATGCCCACCACTTCCCGCGCCGTCTCGGGTCCACACTGGACGGGCCGCATGTGTATCTCGCCGAGCGGCGTCGTGCCGAGGTGCGAAAGGGCGCACAGGCCGACGGTCTCGCCGGGGTCGACGCCGATGACCAGAAGCGGTTGGCTCATCGCGACGACCTCCGGCGGATGTAGAAGCGATCCAGCGCCCAACCGATGGCCATGCCGAGTCCGGTCGTGCCCAGCATGGTCACCAGCAGCACGACGAGTTCAGTCATGCGACTTTCCTCCTGTCCACATCGGACCCGCCGAGCAGCTCGGCGACCACCCGCGGGTCCTGCACGAAATCTGAGAGCTGACCCGCCTTGGACCGCAGGGCGGCCCGCACACGGGTGTCGATCGTGTTGGCCGCGACGATGTCGATCACCTCGATCGACTCGTGGATTTCCGAGCCGATGCGATGCGCCCGGTCCTCGGCCTGCACCGACTCCTTCAGCGACCACGGCCTCTGCAGGAACACCACCGTCCCGGCCGCGGTCAGGGTGATGCCCTCCCCGCCGGCGCCGGTGGTCGCGCACATCAGGTCCAACGCACCGGCCTGGAACGCCTCGATCGACGCGGTCCGCTCGGCCGCGGTCTGCCCGCCGACCACCAGCCCCACGCGGTAGCCGGCCTGTCGCGCGGCGTCGGCCGCGAGCGTCATCAACTGCCGCGACGGCGCGAACGCCAGCACCGGAGTTCCGCCTCGCTCGGCCAGCACCTCCAACAGCGCGTCGACCTTCCAACTCGGCGCCTTCAGCGTCACCGAGTAGTGCGCCTTGTCGGCACCGGTGAGCTCGTCCGGCTCGTAGCTGACCTCGACGTCGCAGGCGGCGCTGGCAAGCTGCTGCAGCCGGGTGAGTTGCGCGATGGCGTCCATAACCGGCAGCTCGCCGCCGTCGGGCAGCTCGGCGAGCATCTGGCGTTCCATCGAGTCGTACGCCCGGCGCCACTTGCCCGGCAGCTCGACCTGCCGCACCGAGTACACCTTCGGCGGCAGCGACGACAGCACGTCCACCTTGGCCACCCGGCGAAACTGCCCGAGCAGGCACGTGCGGAACTCCGCCTCGGTGGCCGGATCCAGCCCGAGCACCTCGGCGCCGTAGTCGCCGGGCACGGTCAGGCAGTAGCGCGACATCCACCGCTCGCGCGAGGGCCACGCCGCCGGCTCGATTACCGTCAGCGTCGGCCACAGATCCGCGGTGTTGCGGGTGATGGGAGTGCCTGACAGGGCGATGACGTACGGCGCGGGGGTAGCCAGCCGGCGCACGGCCTTGGTGCGCTCGGCGTGGCTGTTCTTGATGGCATGGCACTCATCGATGACCACCGCCCCGGGCCGCAACCCCACCAGGCGGTTGTGTCGTGCGCCGGCGTGGCTGCCCTGCGCGTCCATGCGGGCGATGTCGTAGGAGGTCACGTACACGTCGGCGGTGCCGGACAAGGCGTGGCGCTTGGTCGGTGTGCCGCGCCAGGCGACGGTGCTCCAGTCCGGGGCCCAACGCTGGAACTCGGCGACCCAGGAGTCCACTACCGAGGCCGGACACACGACCACGATGGGGGCGATGTCGAGGTTGTCCCGCAACGCGGATGTCTCTCGCAACCCGAGGATTGCGGTGATGGTTTTGCCGGTCCCCGGTTCGTCGCAGATCAGCGCCTTGCCGGTCGCCGCGACCAGATGCGCGCCCTGAACCTGGTAGTCCCGGGGGGTGAGACCCTCGGGCACCCGGGCGGACAGCGAGCTGGTGGTCTCCGCGGTGCGTCGCGCGGCCTCGGCAGAAAGCCACTCACCCAGCCGCGGGCCCGGCCGCCAGGCGTCGCCGAAGCTTGCGGCGAGCTGCACGGCGGTGGGCCAGGTCGCCTCGGTCACCAGCGCGCCGGGCGGTTCGGAGGTGCGGATCAACGGGGTGAGCAGTTGCAGACGCTTCGCGGCGTAGGCGACGTCCTCGATCGCGCCGGCGCCGACCAGGACGATCTCGCTGCGGTCCGCGGTGAGTTCCGCGTGTACGGCGTAAGTCATCGCCCTCCCCGCAAGAACCGACGGCGCCGGCCACCCGTTCGGGGTCGGGTGACCGGCGCCGTGGGGTGTTACTGCTGTTGTCCGCCGGTCAACCGGGCCAGCAGATCCTGCTGGGCCTGGGAGAGGTCCGGGGGCGCCTGGGGATTGGCCGCCTGCTGGGGCGGTGGGGACGCCGCCGGAGGGGGAGCCGGCGCGGGCGACGGAGCGGGCGCGGATGCCTGCGGAGGCTGTGTCGGGGCATCCGGACCCTGCTGGGGCTGGATCGCCTCCGCGGGCTGCTCAGTCGCCTGCCTCGGGGTGGCACCGGCCCCACCCTCCGGCGGCTGGTACTTCACCGTGAACTGGTTGGACGGGTTGAAACCCGGGGTGCGGCTGGGCTTCTTTCCCGTCAGACTCACCTGGATCACCGCGCCCTGCTGCGGCGGGCCCTCGGTCACACCGGCCTCGGCCATCGCCCGGACCAGCTCATCGCGGGCCTGCCCCTGGACGAACCACGTGGCGCGGCCCTCGGGAAAGTCCTGGTCCGGCTGCACCACCATCGGCACCCTCATCACGAACTTGGGCCTGCCGTCCCGGTAGGTTGCCGGCCTGCCGTCGGTGAGGTTGGTTTGCTGCTGGATGTCGCTGTCCTTGACGTCCCGCTCGACCATGCCGATGTAGGTCGTGCCGACCGGCTTGTCCTTGAACGACCACGCCGGACCGCCGCTCACGCTGGGCTGGTTGAAGAACTCGCTCAAGCTTCCCTGGGCTGGCGGCGGCCCCTGCTGCTGCGGCTGCTCGTAGGGCATCTGCGGCGGCGGCTGCGGCGGCGGAGACCCGAACTGCTGCGGCGATCCGTACTGCGGCTGCTGGTACTGCTGCGGTGGTGGTCCGTACTGGTGTCCGTGTGTCCAGATAGGCTGTTGACTCATTCGGGGTACCTCATGGGTTGTGCGTTTTCCTACTCACCCGGTCGGGGCCGGGGGTCTACTGGGGACGGTTGCCGACCGTCCCGGGACAGCCCGATCCACCGTCATGCGCGCTCTGGGGTCGGTAGAACGGGCAGAAGTAGCACTCGGAATCACTCGGCGCGCAGGGGATGTCGCGCAGCTCGACGTAGCCGGCACTCAACAGCGCCGCCATCTCCCGACGCAGCGCGGTCTGCTCCAGCACCTGCTCAATCAACTCATCGTCGGCCGGGGTGTAGGGCCGCTCCCACACGTACAGTCCGTCCAGAGTGGACGACGTCCGCGGGTAGGCCGCGAGCACCACGCGCTGCACCGGCAGGCCGAGCCGCCGGTACCCGAGGCCGTAGAGCAACAACTGCGTCACGTATCGGCGCGGCGGCCCGTCGGCCGACTGCACCTTGCGCATCGAGGTCTCGCCCAACACCTTGTGGTCGACGACGGCGGCCTCCACCGCGTCGTAGAGATCCGCGGTGCCGGGATGGGCGTCGGTGGGTGACACCCGCACCTCGGGCGCCCATCGCAGGAGATTGCGACGCAGGTTGTCGGCCGCGAACGCCTCGGCGAGCCAGACGTGCACCGCCGTGCCCACCACCGAAGGCCACGGGTCGGCGACGTGGTTGGTGGTCGGCAGCCCGGCGAGCTTGCCGGCCACCTGCCGGTCGCACGGTGTGCCCAACTCGCTCGGGCCGAGGTGGCGCTGCAGGGACCGCGGCGCGCGGGCGGCGTGCGTGACGACCACGCGACGCAGCTCGTCGGCGTACCGCGACGCCCAGGGCGTGTTGCCGCTTAAGGGCGCCGGGGCCGCCGACATGAACTCGGCCGGACTGATCGACATGGCTCACACCGCCGGTTCAGACCAGGGGTCGAGCCGGGACAGGCCGGTGCGGTGGAGCTGGGCTTCCCACTGCGGGTCGTCATCGACGAACCAGATGGAATCCTCGGCGGTGATGCCCTCGGGTGCGTTGATCGCGCCGTCGGTGTAGACCTCTGCGAGGTACCACAGGTCGGCGAGGCTGTTGTCTGGGGCAAACAGGTGCGCCGACTGCGCCATGTTCAAGCCCAGCTCTTTCTCCGCGACGGTGTCGATGGCCTCGCCGCTGCGGGTGTAGTACACCGGCAGGTCCCCGGGCATCCAGGCGATTTCGTGGCCGCTCATCACCGCGGCGTGACCGGCGACGCAGAAGGCCGTGCCGCACGGGGAACTGTCGGTCTGGATCGCCCAGGATCCCTGGTCCCACTCGTCGGGGTGCGCGGTGATGTGGTCTAGCACCTTGCGCAGCAATGGAATGTTGATGCTCATCACGCCACCGCCTCGGTCAGCGCGTCAGTGCCTTCTGCCTGGTCCGCTTCGGTCGTCTCGGGCTCGGCCGTCTCGGGCTCGGACGCCTGGGCGGCAGCTTCTGCGGTGTCCTCGTCCGTGACGATCTCGGAGGTGTGCACCAGATGGTCGAGGCCGTCGTCGGTGTGCCCGTAGACCACCTCGTCGTCGATGGGCAGGCCGGACACCGAGGACCGCACGGCGTAGTCGAGCACCGCGGGCTCACCGGTCGGCTCGATCCAGGAGACCTCGTGGACCCGGTCGTACCAGTCCTCGACGACGAAGGGCTGCTCACCCTCGGCCTGGTGGAACAGCGGACGTTCGGTGACCACCCGGACCCGGTGCCCGGCCAGGGGGTGTGCTGAGTCGTGGATCATCGCTACCTCCTTGGTGGGTGTCATCCGCGCGGGGCGCGCTTGAGCTGCCACGTCCCGCCCTTGATCGCGAACCGGGCATACGTCACGGGGTCCTCGGCGCGGATGCGCTTGGGGTCCAGCCGCCAGGACTCCACATAGGACACGTTCAGCGGCTGCCGCAGCATCGGCGAATCCACCTGCAGGCGCGCTTCCTGCGGGGCGCGCTGGATCGCCTCGACCTTGATGGCATCGACGCAACTCTTGAGCTTCTCGGCGGCGTCGTCGGCGGCGTCCTTGAGCTCGTCGTAGTGGGCCAGAAGCTGCTCCAGCCGACTGCCCTCTTCCGGCTTGATGATCTTCATGAGACCTCTTCGTCGAACGTGATCTCGAAGGCGTCGTCGGGGTCGGCGAGGCGACAGACGGCTTCGACGACGAACGCGATGCCGATGCCGATGGCGACGGTGACGCCGGCCGCGGTCAGGGCGACGGCGATGAGGACCTCACGCGGCTTGGACATGGCCGTTCCCCGCCTTGAGCAGTCCGTGCAGGTAGCCGCGGTGCACCAGGTGCGCGCGGTCGGTGGCCTCCATCCGCTCCATCAGCCGCCCGGTGCGTCGCTTGATCTGCACTTCGGTGGCGCCCACCCGGTTGCCGATCTGGAGGTTGGTGAACCCGACCGCGATCAGGTAGAGCAGTTGCCGCTGCTCCGGGGTGAGCGCCGGCGTGGGCCACGGCTCGGTGACGACCAGGACGTTGCGCTGGTAGCTGATGTGCACCAGGTGCGCGCGGTTGGCCGCCCCGAGCACGCCGGCCGCGCGGTGCAGGTGCGTCTTGACCGTCTCTTCGGACAGGTACAGCCACTCGCCGATCTCGCGGTTGTTGTGGCCGCCGGCCAGCAGGCAGATGATCTCCCGCTGCCGCACGGACAGTGGGGGCATCTGCAGCTCGAACAGCGGGCGGGGCTTTGGGGGCCGCCCGCCGCACTGGGTGAGCTGGTCGCGGATGCGCTGCAGGTAGCGCGGGTGAATCAGGGAGACGCGGGTGGTGCCGCGCCGCGAGAACGAGACGATGCCCCACGTTTCCAGCAGTCCCAGGATCTCCTCGGCGACGCGCTGGGAGCAGCCCAGCTCGCGGCGCATCCACCGGATGGCCGTCTCACCGTGGGTGATGGCGTCGCTGGCCGCGCGCAGCAGCAGGGTCTGTTGCTCGGTACTCAGTGGCGGGAGGTCAGTGGGCAACGGGCATCCTCCTTGCTGTCCCTGGTGGGAATCGCGGCCACGCCCTCGATGTCGGTGGCCGGGCGCAACAGCACCGCGACCTGATCGAGTTGGGCCTGCGTCGGGGGTGGGAGTTCGGCGGCCACGCGCGCCGCCGCCGCTTCGATGAGTGCGACATCGTGGGAGCTGAGACCCTCGAACCGGCTGCTCATACCGCCGACACCCCGTCCTTCTTGATCAAGGTGTCGGGGTCAAGGTGGAGCACCTGGGCGAGCGCGGCGAAGCATGGTGGGGTGGTGCCGGACTTGCCGCGCTCCACTTTGGACAGGTGCGAGTAGGTGACCTGCACACCCAGCGCCTGGCAGGACTTGGCGAGGCTGCGGAGGGTGTGCCCGCTCATCTCGCGGTGACGTCGCAGCGCGTCACCGTCGATCTGGTGGGTCATCCGTGGCACCGGGGCAGGCTAAGTATCAACTTGCGCCAGTTGCAACAGGTCGACTGCGCATATTGCTGCGGAATCATGATTCCTCTGCGCAGGTCACCCGCCATGTGACGGATACTTGTTGCATCTTGTGTTAGTTTGTGGCGCGACGGACCAAGATCCCTTCCTCACCCGGGGGGCGCCTCATGCCACGCACCTCAACCCCGCAGCCCGGCTCGCCACTGGGCGCCTGGATGAACCACCAGCGCAAGAAGCTGGGCATTACTTGGGTCGAAGTCGCCCGTCGGGCCGGCGTCGCCTACAACACGCTGGTCGCGATGCGCAGCGGCCAGGGCACCCGCGACACCACAGACCGCAATGTCGAAGACGCGCTGCGGTGGAGTCCGTTCAGCGTTGATGCCATCCGCGAGGGCAAAGAACCAACCGACAAACCCGAGACATCGTCGCCATCTGACGACACGCCGCAGCGCGTTGAGGAATCCGTCATCGATGACGATCGCCTTGACGACCTCGTGCGCACCGTCAAGGAGGGCATTGACCAGGCCAATTCCGCTCTGCGAAAGATCGAGGCGTACCGCCGCCATCAGCGCGGCGCGTTAGCGCGCGACCACGAAGAGCAAGAAGACACGGGTTGAACCCCTGCAACCACAGTCAACCCTGTTGTAGGTTCAACGGCCGTCCCTCACACGTACGAACACCATCGTCCGCTCGCATGTAACCGTTCAAGCAGACGGAGGTGCGGTGGCATGAAACGCAGGCGTCGTCGAGTACACACGTTGACGCCGGAAGAGCGACGCCGCGTGGAAGAGCTGGCGTGCGAAGCCAAGATCCACCGCGCGGCGCTGGCCGCTATCGATGAAGAACTGGAGGAATTGCTCCGACCACGCCATCTCAGCGTGGTTCGAGACCTCACGACAGCGCTGGCCGGCAGTGTTCTGGGCGTCGTCTTCTGGGCCAGACGCCACATGACCGACCACCCACACAGCACGCTCGCCAGCGTGGCCGGGTCGACCGCCGCGGTTATGGCCGCATTCACCCTGTGGGTTCCAGCGCCCCCCGACGCCAACGGGCCGGCGCCCAACTGGATCCCACCACCCCGCTCGCACGGCGGCAGTCCACTTGCCCCAGTGATGGCGCCAGGCACGCCCACCCCGCCAGGTGAAGCCAAACGCCGCTTCGGTCCGCGTGGCCGCCGGCTGGACCCACTCGCCAACCGGCACGGCATCGACACCAACCCGCCACCAGTCAACGTGGCCGAGGCTGTCGGTATCGCCAACTTCTCGGATGTCAACGCCAACCGATTTGGTGTGGATCCTGTGGGCCTCGACGCGAACGCCACGTCTCCCAACCGGTTCGCCAACATCCTGGCGGCCCGCGCCTACCACTGCACCAACCAGACGGGCGCGTTCGCCGGCCAGCGCGCCAACCAGGCTGGCGCCTTCGCCAACCACACTGGCGACGCCACTGGTCAGTGGGTTGGCGACCACGCCAACCAGACTGGCGACACCGCCAACCAGACCGCCAACCAGGTGGGTGTTCCTGCCAGCCGAGCTGGCGACCACGACACCCTTCCTGGCGCGGTCGCCAACCCGTCTGGCGCGGTCGCCAACCCGTCTGGCGCGGTCGCCAACCCGTCTGGCGGCCTTCCCCGCTTCCCTGGCGCGGTCGCCAACCCGTCTGGCGGCCTTCCCCGCTTCCCTGGCGCGGTCGCCAGCCTGCCGGTGGGCGTCCCGTACTGATCTGGCGATCACACAAAGCGACGCGCCAACCCCCTCGGCTGATCACCAGGTGGGTTGGCGCGTCGTTTGGATCGTTCAGGCAGCTTGGTGCTTGGGCAGGATTTGGACAGTCTTGGGGTTGAAGTACCTGCC